CAGAAACATTTACTACTACATTAAATGGATAAAGAACAATTTCTTCTCCTTTAACAGCTGAATTTTTTATTTCAAGTTCAACAGCAGCTCTATAAAAAGAAGCATCATAAAATTCAGCATTTAATGGTTCTTGATAACGACTTGAAATATGTTCCATCATATAATTACTTTTATCAACAGATACAGCAGCAACTTTAAATATTGCTTCATGATTATCATCAGTAACTATTTTTAATTCAACGTCTTTTACAGGATAATTAAATTGATTGATTAATCCTATTGCTATTGTTTCTTTTTGTCTTTTTTCAAGAGTATGAGATGAAAGCAAATCAAATAAAGTGTTTAAAGCTCCATTTGGCACTGGCGTTGAAGAAATATAACCTCCAAGACTCTTATTAACATCACTTTGAGGATCGCTTGAAGTTTTAACTAAAGAAGCTCCTGCTCCTGTCAAATATATCATCATGATTTTAAATTTTTATTAAGAATAATTTTTCTGTTTTTCTTGAGGTTCAATATCAGCAAGATTAATAACAAATGTACTATCAGCAAGAGTTTCAGTTTGTCCTTTAATATTAACAAATTGAGCAATTGATAAATTTGAAAAAGGATATTGCACACCGCTATTATTAATCATTCTGTATTTAATTGAAACAGTAATAGTATCTGAAAAATCTGTAGACACAGAAGGCATATAAGCGTAAATCCTTAATCTTGAATCTTTATTCCAAATAGATTTTTTGAAATAAAAAGGAATAGAAGGATTATCTACATTTGATGATACTGATATTTCATACTCAACTTCATTAAAATTTGGTATTACTATAAAGTCATTATCACTTTCTTCTATGATTGAAGTATCAAGATTTGAAATATAAATAGCTTTATTGACATTATTATCAATAGTAGCATATTTCATATTTTTTCGATTGAGTAACAACCAACCATTAAACATCCCATCAGGAATATTACCAGTTCCTAAAAAATTACAATTCCCAGCAATTATATTAAAAATATTAGTGTTAGAAGTAACTACTAATTCATGTCTTGTAATGGTATATCCATGCTCTACAATCAATTCAAAATCGGCTGAAATAGTATCTAAAGAATTTATTCCTCCAATGACATTTACTGTAAGCAAACTGGTCAAAGGATTTTTTGAAGAATCAGAACTACTTGTTGTTTTAACATATGTATTATTGAACATATAGTTTATTCTTTCATCTGATACAGACATAATATTACCTGCATCAAATTCAATAGAAGCTAAAATAAATTGGTCTTCTGTTATTGAAGGTTCATCTTCAGAGTCAACTATTGAAATTGAGTATGAATCATATTCATATATTTGTTTATTTTCTTCCAAAGGTTGAAAACCAGGAGTAAATGTTCCAATGACACTATATTTTAAAGATGATTCAGCTGTAAATGAACCAGAAATTATTGCTGAGGTATCTGAAAGAACACTAACAACTTCATATTCTCCAGTATTAATTGAAGATTCAAATTTAATTTTAACAGGAAAATTTGGTTGACCTCTCAATATTTCCGAAAATTTAGTTCCATTACCTGTTAATGAACCGTCAACATTTATTGATATGGTTCCTTCTTCAAAATTATTAATAGAACGAGAAAGTATTAACCAACGTTTTATTCCAGTATCATTGATGGTCATTTCCAAACTATCTTCCATTGATATAGCATCTAAATTGCTATCAAACGCTAAACCAGAATTTATAGTAACTACATTTGAAGTTCCTGATTTTGCTATTACTTTGAAATTATTGTTAGAAGTGTTTTGAACAATACCGTATGATTTAATGAAAGATTGAATAATTCTTTTATATCCGTCATCTTCCAAAAATTTCACAAGTCTTTGAAGTTCTGCTACTTCTAAAAACAAATTTTCACTTGTCTTTAATCTTGACATATATTTATCATTTTAATAATTATTTATAAAAACAAAGATATTAGTTGAATTAAAAGGATACAAATACTTTTCTATAATATCTGTAATTTCATCTTCAGATTGACTATTGTTGTTATTTCTAATATAAGAATACAAAAATTTTGAGCCTTGAATAAAACCAAGACTATGTGAATTAATAGTTCCGTCTTTCAATGGTATTATGTTAGTTCCTCTTATTAATGGTCTTATTTTATAATTCCAAATATTTATTTCTGAATATATTCCGTTACTTATCAATTGTATTTTTGGTAATATATATTTAACAAAAGAATTGTTAAAGTATAAATTCGTTCCAAATCCTAAATTGGTTTTACTTTCATTTAAATTAGATGAAGAATAGGCATGAATTATCCCTCTTGCATAATACCAACAATTAGTTCTTAAATTCAATAATTCTTTTTTAAAGAATGTTTCTGATATAATATCTCCATTAGGAGTAATAAACGCATCTATCAATTTGTTTTTTAAAATATCAAATCCTTCAACTCCAAATAGTAATTTAACATCTGAAGATAATCCAGATACTATTTTAAAAGCAAATGTTATTTCATAGTCCATACGACTATCAGCTACATAGATTTTATCTGAAACGTCTTGAACTGTATTGATTCTTCCTAAACCACATATTCCATTTTTACATGATAATTTTAAAACATTTTTATCTTCTGTGTTATTTATTGAATATGAAGAATCTCCTATATCGTTGACTGTAAAATTAGATGTTTTTTCAAAATCTTTAGTATTTTCTTTAGTCTTATTTAAATTTTCTGCTTGTGAAGTACCTTTATACATAGGAGACGATTGTCCTAAACACCAACCTGTTTTTTGTAATGGAATATTTTCATACAAAAATTCATCACTAATTTTATTTCTCAATAATCTTATAAATTCTCCATCAATAGGAACTGTTTTACCATTATCTAAAATATCTCCTTTTCTTTTGAAAATCATTATAGTTCCACGTTTTCTTATTTCGTCATAGAAATGTTGAGAAATATATTGAAGTTCTTCTAATGTTATGTTTGACTCATCAAAATAAATACCGTATTGTCTAACTTGTTCTCTCATTAAGAAAAAATCGCTTTTGAAATTTTCAAAACGTTTGAAAAAACAAATAAACATGCTAAAAAATCTTGATAAAGAAAAAAATAAATCAATGAAATCTTTATCTTCATCTTTATCAGAATTTTCTGCTCTTGTTATGTATTTAGGCAATATCCCTCTGAAATATAATTTCTTGAAAATATTAGATTCAATTTTTTTAAGAACATCACTTCCAATTGTATTTGAAAATATACTGGATGAAATAGTAGGAGCAATAAAAGTAATTTCTTCTCTTGATCCTAAAAATTGAATATCTTGAAATTCTATTGCTCCAGTTTTATCTGTACCAATTCTTGTATATCTTATTTCAATAAAAAGAGAATTTTCTGTTATATATTGATTCTTTGATAAATTTTCATAATTAAGTTCTAACCAATCAGTCCAAAATAATTCATCTGAACTTATTCTAAATTCTCTATTCAATCGTCTTGTAATAGTTTCTCCTAAAATTGTTTCATAATAACTCATAAAAGTTATTTTACCAGTTATTTGAGGATTGACTTTTACAATCAATATATCTCCAATATTATTTAAGATATTATCTTTATTCATTGTATGTCAAATTTTCGTTTTCTTTATTATATTTATTGACATCGTCATTGTCTGTTTCTAAAATAAGTTCACCTTCTGAATTTATATTTCCTGCTTCATCTCCTGAATGAGATAACATTAATTCTCCTTCTGTTCCGTCAACATTATCTATTTCCATAGATTTATCTAAAACTTGAGATTTGAAAATAACAGGAGTTGTACTTCCGTCATCATTCATATCAGAAAAACAGGAAATTAAAAATAAACCACTTCTTTTTTCTATTTCTGTTATTGTTTTTACGCTAACTTCTGTTTTCATATTAAATAGTTGTTAATACTGAACTGGTATATGAATAATCAAGTTCATTAGGATAATAAAATTGAGATAAAACTTCTGCATTATCTTCTATTATATTGCCATCAAGGTCACGTAATACAAAACCTCTAATACGAGGAAGTTGATATTTCGGTACATTTATATCAGCACGAGGATAAAAGTGCGTATCAGGCACGTAACGAACTCCATCAACCTGTTTAGCTGCAAAAAGTAAATTTTCCCATTCTACTTTATCACCATATTTCCAAAAACGATAATCAAAAAGTTTTGACATCTGAATCTGAATTTCCTTTCTTACTTCATCTTGATCATATGATGGATCAATATCAACTCTAAACTCTACATCAACTGTGAGCCAATCTACATTGTTTAATTTCAAAGCATAATCGGTTGAAGTTTTTAGTAATTCTGTTAATGAAAGATATTCTTCAGAATTACTTAATATTTTATTAAACTCATCTTCAGTGAAATCTTGTCCATTTACAGACACAACAATCAAATTTAATTTACCATCTGAATCAATACCACCTTTGTGAACTCTCAAAACATTATTGTTTATTTTCATAAAAACTTGTTCAATGTATGACATTGTAGTTCTTGATAATTGATTGATGCTATCTTTTATTCTTTGTCTAAATAAATCATCATCTTCTTCGTCTCTTCCTCCGTCAGTACGATATTCATTTGTGCAGGCTATATGACCAGTAGGAATAGGATTTACTTTATTTATAGATAATGGGTCAACATTGGTTATTAATCCAGTTTGATTACATTTTACTTTAGCATAAGAATATCCATTGACTCCAATAACAACATCTTCCTCTAAAGAAAATGTTATGCCTGATGTACTTGTAAAAGAATTAACATCTTTCAGATAAGTAGTTCCTTCATCCCCAACAAGTCTAACATAAGTTGAACTTGAAGAAGCTCCAAATCTTGGAGAAACTCCACGAATAATTGCAAGTTCATCTAAATATGTACCATATGCAGTATCTGGAAATATATGTCCTTCAACGATTGATTGATTTACTAAACATTTTTGACCCACTTTAGCAGCACCATAAGCAATCCCATTTAAAACAGAATCACTACCTACATCATTAACTTTATCTGTTTTATTTAAGAATATCTCCAAAAACATTTGTTTCAATTCTTGTATCGATGTTATTTTTGTAATCATATTATTATTTTTTCTTCAGTTTTATAATCATATTTCGTTTTTATTTCAACGGTAACATTCATACTACCATTTTCATAAGAAAAATCAATAGCATTTGCATATTCAAACAAATCATTTTGTAAAAAGTTGTTTTGTATATCAGTTACTAATTCAGGATATGCAAATTGTTTAGAAGATACTCCATTTATCAATTGATAATTTTTACCAAATAATATATTTTCTGGAACATCTCCTCTATTTAATTCCATTAAAATATTACATTTTTGTTTTACGTTATCTTGATATTTTACAATTAACAAATCGTTATCTTCAAATGTTATTTTTCTTGCAATATCTTTACCATAAATTCTTTCACCAATTGGCATATCAAGTATTGTTGTAACTACAATATCTATACTGTTATTCACTAATACATTAATAGGAGTCAATTCATCTATTTCCCAATCTGATTCATTTAAATCATTACTCAACATTAATTCAACCCAATCTGTATTATCTTTATTTACTTCTTTTACTGAATTAGCAACTTCTTCCATAGTTCTAAATCCACCAACAGATGAAGCAGATTGAATATATGGTTGATATCCTCTTTTACTTAAAGAAGTTCTTCTGAATTTAGGAAGTTTATTAATTTTTTCAATAGTATTATTCAAATCATCAATATAATCCATTAATTCCCAATATCCACAAGTTGAAAATTTATTAGCAAAATTTTTAAATTGAACAAGAACATCTTTACAATCAGATGTTAATTTCTTTAATGAATTGAGATGATAATTGTCAATGTTTTCTGTTTCTCCGGAAAAATATCTATTTATAGCAGGATATGAATTAAGCATAAAATCTCTATATCTCGTCAAAAAATCAATTAACGGATATTTTGTAACTTTTTGAAATTCTATGATTATTGTTTCCATTTTAAATTTTTTTTTATAAAGTTTTAAAAACTGTTGGAATATCTCCTGCTTTTTCTGCAATATCGCTTAAGAGTCCTCCTATGCTTTTTGCTATTGCATTTGAAGCCACCGTTCCAAAATACTTTTTATCTGAATCTTGGTCTTGTCTTTTAATAGCTTCTGCTGGTGCAACAGCTTTCATTTCTAAATTATAATACCAAAGCATATTATTTTCTACACTCTGAGAAAATGCACTTTGTATAACTTCTACAACATAATGTGTATTAAGAGCATAATTGTTGAATATTAAAATACAAGGATTTTTATCAGTATCTAATTCGAATGATTTATCAATCATTGATTTCAACATTTTAGTAAGTCCGTAACCAGTCTTAATTAATACATTATTTTGTAGAAGACTAAAACCTAAATTTCCTCCAAAATAAGAAATTTTTGATACATCTTCAGCTTCTTTCATTCCTGTTAATAAACGAAATTTTCTTCCAAATGTTCCTTGAATTGAAATATCTCTTGGAACAAATGTGCTATTAAAAAGAGTTGAAATTCCTCTATTAGTTTTTGTTATTGATACAATTTGAGTTTTCGTTTCCATAATATTATTAGGCATTTTAACAAATGTCATAAACCCCTTTGTATTTCCAGAACTATCTAATAATTCAAGAGAACACATATAATATTCAAAATTATCTGGAGCTAAAGAATGTAATGCTGATCTACCAATAGTATTAATAGCACTTCTTGCATTTTCTACTACTGAATTCACAGTATTTCCAGCAATTTTCCCAGCTTGATTTAAAAATGCCATATAATTTTTATTTATTTACAACTTTATAACTGTATAATATCAATTAAGATATAGTTCCAATGCCATTTGATGTAGTAGTCCCAGTTTGAGCAACAGGCGAACCAGCTGTCGCTACAGGTATTCCTGGAGCTACAGTAACAGTGGCTGTTTTTATCCAAGCGTCAACTCCATCTGCTATTGCATTTGCTATTGATTCAGCAAATTTTTGTTTAACGTCATTTGAATTTGATTTTTCATCAATAGGAGCGTCAAGTGCATCTTTAATTTTTGATTTGAGCGTTGCTCTTAATCCTTCTGTGTTTATAGGCATAATTATTCAATATTAGAAATTTTACTTTTAATTGTATTTAATTTAGCTTGAATAGAAACAAAATCTGCTATATTCACTGGAGGTGAAGAAATTCCTACTGGAGTGATTACAGTCAATTTTTGAATAGCTGTCAAAATATCTTTTAAAATTCCAGTAAGTGTATCTCCTAACACCATCGGTTCTTTACCGCTATTATGATTTATCTTCTTGCTAATGATATTTATCTCACTGTCTTTACAGTTTATTTCATTTTTAAATTCATCTTTGTAAACAAGTCCCGTACCAAGTTCATAATAAATACTTCCTTTTACTTCTCCTTTATCAGTAACTTGAATTGTAATTTTTTGATTAGATTCAATATTAACATTTTTGTCTGAAGATATGTTTATTTCATTATCGCAACTCAAATTAAATGTTGAATCTTTATTTTCAGAACTTAATTTTATGTTTACATTAGCAGGTTCATCTTTATCCCCAACAATATTAACATCTAAAGATGAAGTGTCTCCGTCTATAAATAATTCTACAACTCTTGTTTTTTCAATATTATCTTTTTTCAATCTATATTGATTTTCAGCAAGAGAATAATATTCATTTTGTTTCCTTAATACTCCTATTATAACAGGAAACTGTGAAATAGCATCTTTAACCCAAACAACTGCTGTTCCCCTATTTTCTTCATCATTAGGAAATGATATATTTTGCATTACATTGATATCAGCATGTACACCGCTAAAATATCCATATCCCTTACCACCGTTTATGGTCAAAGTATTAGTTCGGTAGCAATCATTTATATATTGTTCTCGGTCAATATTTGAAGGGACTACTACAAATCCTACACCAGCACTTCCTATTCCAGTGTCTATGTTTTGAATTCCAATAACTTCTTCTTCCATATTATTTTTTATCAATTTTATTTGAACTTTCTTCGCTTTTCATGATATTGATATTTTCCCAGAAAACTTGTTGTTTAGACATAAAAAATCCAAATGAATCAAGATTGACTTTCCATTTTGAAATAATATTTTCCCAATTATTTGAATTTACTTTTTCGATATCAAATGATTCACCAAAATTAATTATGTTGAAATAACTCATATTTTTTTCACCTATATTTTTACCATAAATATAAGCAGGATACATACCCTTTGAAACATTAAGAATAGTTGTTCTTGAAACACCATTGCTTCTTACTTCATAATTATTAACAACAGAATCTACATAAAATAATTCTCCTGAAGTATGTAAAATTAAAGTTCCTCGTTTTATTCTTCTATCTCCCATTAGAACAATCGTTCCTCTTCTTGTGAAAGCATTATATGCGTTACTTTCTATAAGAAATTTAAAATCTCGAACAGCATTGCGTATTATTCTATCTCCATTTTGTTTATTTTCATTTTTATCAGAATTAAATCTTCCAGAAAAAGCAAAATTAAAATAATTACTTTCTACACATAAAGGCTTGCTTCCCCAAACAGATGCAAATTCAGGAAAAAATACAGCAGGCATAAATAAATTAGCTTCACGAATACCCAATAAATCAGCACGAGGAATATACTGGTACCAAGAATAAATACCTTGATTATTCCAAGATAAATCAGTTGATATAATATCTTCAGCTTTTAATTCAATTGTTGTTAAATCAATCATTTTTGTCATGCTTTCTTTATCAAATGGAGGTTTTCTAACAATCCAATAATATTGATTTCCAAATGTATCTCCAGAAAATTCAACTAATGGTTCTTGACAAACTTTTCTGAAAAAATTTAACAAAGAACCTTGTTGAGTTGATATTCCAGAATCAAGAACTTGTTTATCTTCAACTGAACTATCAATTAATAATTTAGTTATCTGCCAAATTCCAAGAGCAAATCTTCCTGACGCTGTAGTATTAGTAGTTTCAACTTTTTTAATTGAATCTAAATATTCAGTAGCATTAGCAACTGTAATATCATTTTTTGAAGAATATTTATAATTGGACTGAGATTTTAATAAAGAATCAGAAAAATTAAGGCAAGCTGAGTCTCCATAATTTAATATTTTACCAGTCTTTACAGAAACAAGATTTTCTTTTGCTAAAAACCAATATTTTGGATCAACTGGAATACTTCCATAATTTCTTACCTCAAGATGTAAATGAGGACCAGTGGAACAACCACTATTTGGATCTCCTTTTGTTCCACCAGTTGTACCTATTTTTTCTCCTTCTTCAATATCATATCCAACATTTATATAACTTTCAACACTGTGTAAGTGCATCATAACAATGTCTATGAAAACTCCTAATTCAAATGTATGCCTTATTATGACGTATAATCCAGCTCCTTCTTTTTGAATAGTACGTTTTATAATCTTGCCACTTAATGGAGCTTTCAAAATAGTTCCTTGAACAGCTCTTATATCTATACCATTATGATTACTTATCTTTCCGTTTATATTTCTTTTACCAAAATCACTTGTTATTGATAGAGTTGAATATCCAGCTAAAAATCCTTTGTAAAAAGTTTTATATGTAGCCATTATAAATTACTTATTTTTTGGTTGAAGTTCAATGAATTTAGTTCTTTCTTTTCCCCAAGAATCAAACACGTAACCAGGAACAATTTCAACATTAGCAAGTTGAGAAATCACTCCTTTTAATATGTATCCTATGTCCATATTTATACGATTAGCAAATATATCTATTTCACCAGTAGGTCTTCTCAATCTATTTATTGGATTGTTATAAGTAGTGTTCATATAATCCGCTTCTTTTATATCCCCTTGTTTGCCGTAACTCGATTTATTCATAAATACAGAACTTGGGTCAGAAGTTGTCGAAGGATTAAAAAAGAAACTACCATCTTCTATTAACAATTTCATTAAATCTCTTCCTGTTATTTCAACATAAGCGTCAGAATTTTGAGAATTTGATATCACTTTAACATCATCTACTAAAGCAATCATATCATATACTCCTTGAGAAATAGCAGTATTGATATCAAAATTATCTTCATCTCCAAAAGCAAATTCATCTCTTTTAGTTTCCATTTCTAATTTTTCAAAAGAAATAAAAAGCAAATCATTAGATGAAATTAACCAATTGAAATAATTAGATTCAATATCTCCAAATTCTGATTTAACATAATATTCTCCTTGATTTCCAAATTTATATGCTGTTTTATCTTTTGTTGCTCTTCCAAATTTACCAGAAGGATTAAACACTCCTTTTTCATTTTTACCAACTGAAACAATTCCCGCATTTCTTGCACTTATAATAGGTAATTTCATCGTAAAACTCCCGCCATTTGAAGTTACAGTTGTGGCTAAAGAAATAACATGATTACTTAAATTAGAAAATTCTGTAAGCCATGATTTTGAAAGATATCCTGGTTTACCATCTGCATATAGTCCTGTATAATAAAGGCTTTTAAACCAACCAAAAACTTGACAATCTAAACTTCTTTTTGTAGTTGTATCTATTTTATATCCTTCGTTTTGAAATATTTTTTGTATTTTTTCATCTGCAAAAGCATAAAAATCAGAAGTGTCAATTTGAAAATTTGTTTGACTTATAGCCGTTTCAGCCATAACTTTACTTGGATTAACTTTTAATGTACAAGGAGAAGGTAACCACATATCAATAGTTAAATCAGAAGCACTTTTAGGATATTTCCCATTTTTTGCTTTTTCTATTTTTTTATCAGAATTAGACATTTGTCTCCAAATTAAATCACGATTTAATTCAAACAAATCTTTAGGTTCTATACCATAAATGAAATTCCTTTCCATAAATTCAGAAATATTCATTTCTTTTTCTCTATGATACAAAAAAATATAATTATTATTATTTTCAATATTTTCTGACATTATTTAATTTCCTCCTGATTTAGTTCTATTTGGAGCAGGCATAGTTGAAGTTCCAGTCATTTTACCCAAAATTTCATTCATCTTTGATAACACTTCTTTTTTACCTGTAGTCCAAGTTGTTATGAATTCAGTTGACTGAGTACCAAGCGTATCTTTTTCTTCCTTTGCCCATTCATTAATAGCTTTTTGATTCTTTATAGGTTTGCCTAAAAGATTACCTGGTAAACCACCTTTATTAAATTGATTTATATATTTATCAAGTCTGTCTGGAGCGACATTCGGTAATAAAGATTTGAAAGCAAAATATCCCATTCTGGTATCAGTTCCTCCGAATTGAGAAGTTATTCTTTGAATAACAGATTTCATTATCTTTCCTTCATTTTCAGGATTTCTTAATTCACGATCAATTAAATCCATACGACCTCCTGTTTTTGGGAATAAATCAGCAACTGAACTATATATCAAAGCCCTCATTCTTTCGTTCATAGGATTTTGAATCATATTTTGAAACGATTGAATATCACTTCCAATCCTTGTGTCTTGAGTTATTCCTTTAACAGAAGAAAATGCAGAAAGCATTTTATTTGCTGTATCATAATTAGGTTTATCAGTTCTATTCATATACGAACCCATCAATTGTTGTTGGATATCATATTTTTCTTGAACTCTTGTAAAATCATTCATAGAAACGCCAGAACCTTTAATTTGGTCTAATATTTCTACCAATCTTGTTATAGCATCTGTTACATTAATACCGTATCTGTCATATTTACTACCTTTTTGTAACGCACCTTGATCAAGAGCTAAATTTCTTTCTAACCCAACTTGTCTTAAAGTTTCAGCAAACCAATCATTAGAAGTTCCACGTGCTTTAACACGTCTTGCTGCCTCTCCTCCGAACTCTTCTGTACCATAACCATAGTCGCTTATATTCATACCTCTCAATGACATGTTAGGTAATGTAGCACCTAAATATTGAGAAGCTTTGCCTCCTTGATACCCTGAAGTGGAACGAAATGCAGCAAGATTAGATAATGATTCATAAGAAGTGGAAGTCCCAGTGAGCATCTTAGCTGCTCCAGCAGTAACTCCTACCCAACCTAAAAATTTCAAAGCAGTTTTTAATCCCATACCAGAAAGTCCTGCTATTGCTGAACCTCCTCCCATTATAGTTCCTCCAATATCTCCGCCTTGCATCCCATTGAACATTCCCATAATACCTTGTGATCCCTGAAGCATAGAATCATAATAAGGTTTTCCTTGAACTTGATTTCCTCCCGCCAAAACTTTTTTCAATTGTTCATTCACATTTCTCAAACGTCCACTTGCATCCATAGCTCCAGATTCTGTTTGAGATAAATCACGTTCTGTCATTAAAGATTTTTGTTGAGCTCTTAATTTTCCTATATATGAATCAGGAGAAGCTCCAGCTCCTTGTCTTGATTGTCGATTAAAATATTCAGTAAGTTCTTTTATAGCAGAAGTAAGTTCAGATTCAGATTTTGTTTTTTCAGTTTTTTCTTCTTCATTTATTTGTTCTTCTTCAACGTCATATTTACGTCCGACTCTTTTATATTCTGTTTCTCTTTGTTGTTCAACCTGTTGTTCAAGAACATTACGATATAATGGGTCATTAGCTTTATTTCCAAGTTTAGATAAACCAGATTTTCTTTTCTTTTCTACATTTTTATCAATAGTATCATAATCAGAAGACATACGTTTTTGCATATCTGATCTTCTGGCATTATAACGTGATGAAATATCATCTTCAATTTTTATCTTTTCTTGACTTCTTATAGCTTCGATTGCTTCTCTTGTAGATGTAACTCTTTGAGATTGAATTTCAGTTCTTACTTCATCTATCAACCTATCACTTGGAGGGATAGGAGTTGGACGTGAAGAAGGTTCGACTCCATTAGTTGGATTGCGTGAAACATTGTCAAGTTCGTTCCTTAGCTGAGAAGCATTCCCACGTATATTTACTGTTACATCTGGCATAATAATTATTATTCTTCTTTGTTAAATTGTTTCAAATCTAAATTTTCATAATCATCTTCAATTTCATCTTCAGACAATTTAATTATTTCTTTTTTATTTACATCATTTAACCCAAGAGCTTCATCTTCTTCATCCTCTTCATTATAGTTTTCTTCAGAAATAACTTTATTGATTGAAAGTTCTTCTTGATATTCTATTAACATATCAATAAAGTTCATTTCTCTATGTTGAATAGAACCAAAAGGAATATTATATTTTTTTCTCCACCAATAATCTATGGCGAATCTATGCCATTCAAAAAGAAAATTATTTATTTCCTTCTTGAGTGTTTTTTTCTGATTCAATATCGTTTTCGTCATTTCCACTTGCTGAATAAAGTTGTTTAACTAAATCATCAAACCAAGGTTTGATTTGTAATAGATACGCTTGAACAATATTTTTTACTTCATCCAGTTGCAAATTAGCATAATTTTTAATATCAAAATATTTACCAACTGAAGGTACGCATACCTGAAAAAATGCTATGGCATCTACAAGGTCTAAAGCCATGTACATACTTTTTACTCCTGATGCTGACATAGTACCATAACGATTACTTGTAAGAGCTTGTTTCAATGATTCCATGTCAATCATTTGACCTACGTTTGGAAATTTAGATGTAAAGTTCTTTTCACCAATGTTGAACTTAATTTCTCTTTGAATTGCGTTCATAATTTTTTACAATTTTAAAATATTTTATAATAAAAAAAAGGTACTATATTTTCACATAGTACCTTCTTTATAACTGTTATATTAGTTATACAACTCCATTATAAAGAATTGGTTCCAAATACTCAAATTCAGTATCACGACCTGAAATTTGACCTTCTTGAATATCAAATCCCTCACGAATCATAAAAGCTCCTACTGTTTTAGCAAAAGTTTCATATTTTGTTTTAACTAAACCAGTTTCATTGTCAATTGCTCCATCTTTTACTTTTCTGAGAATTGCAATTTCAAGTCCATCTTCTTGAAGTAGAATAGCATTTGACCATTCTTCAACAGTACCAGCATTTCTATATGCTCCTTTCTTCAGTTTATTAACCAAAAGATTAAAGTTGATAGTATATGAAGAACAGCTCAAAGAACCAGTCCATTCCAATGCAGGTAACTCACTTGGGTTTAAACGACCAACGCCAGTAACACGTCCACGTCTAATATTTTCGGTGATACGAACGTTTTTCATTTTACCAACGGTTACTGAATTTATTTGAATGATTGCTAAAGGAGCAGTCATTACCTTTTCACTCTTTGCCATATCCGTTTATTTTTTTTATTTGTTTAAATTTCTACCGAAAAATCAAGAATATTACCTATGAAGAATGTTTTATTAACTGGAATATTTGGAACAAAATCATAAGTGATATAATAATCGCTATTCTTAGCAACTACCTTTACATTCTTCCAACTGACAAGCAAATTATCGTCTCCCGGATACGCTACCAAAGAAGCAAGTTTTGTTTCTGTAAAGTTCTTAACAGATTGAGGAGAAGCTTGAGCAACTGTTTGTCCAGTAAATCTTGTTTGACCTTCCAAAATCAATTCTTTATTCAATTGAGCTTTAATAAGTTCAACAGATAATTCAAATGATTGACCATCATCAGCAATAGTTTTCTTATTATCGAGAAGAGTTGTTATTCCTTGATTTACACACCAATATCCAGATACATTACGAACATGCATAATACCAGCTTGTAATGCTTCTTCTCTTTCTTTCTTTTTCAAATCATAAGCAAATGATTGATATCCTACACGTTTGAAAGTAAGTGGAGTTTGAGCAGCCATTCCTGCATTCAAACCTACTATTGCAGCAGCAAGATAGATAGTATTAAGTTGTTTTGTGCCATTTTGGTCTTTTCTTGTAATAACAGGTGCTCCATGTACCACGACTGCTTGACCTGAATTATAAAATTTAGCAATAGCTTCAGAAGAATTTGATTCACCAAATAAATCATCACCATTTTCACCTCCAGGAACAACCATGAATTCTGTAAATTTAGCAGATTGTTTCAAGAAAGTAAATAATTTAGCATTTGTTGCCGCATCTACACCCTTACCTTCTGAAGCGTTAATGTTATCGCATAAGAAGAATGTTATATCAAGTTCTGAAATAGCTTCAAGAATATCAGAGTATTCTGAATCATTTAAAAAGGAAGTTGTTCCTCCAGTAGCCAATGTCTGAGGTATAGCAATTAAAGGAGTAGAATCGGCTCCTGTTTTACTAATAACAAAATTAGCTAACATATACTTGTTACTTGTAGCCCAAGTATAAAGTTCTGCCAAAGTTTTAAAATCAGAAGATTCAATAATCAAATTAGGTACTGAATCGGTTTCAGAATAAGCTCCAAATGATTCACCAGAAGCATCTTCTCCTGCGAATGAACCTCTATAAATTTGAAGTTTAAAGGTATCTGCTGTATCTCCAGCAACAACTTTTGCTGCATATCCTACCTTTAAAACATCACTTATTGCTACTCCGTTACCAACAACTCCTTCATTTTTACATTTCAATTCCAGAGTATTTTCTGCTGAAAATGTTAAAGTTATTTTTGCACATGTAGTAGTTGCCGCACGCACATAATATAACTTCGGAGCACCTGATGCTCCTGATACTGGAGTAAAGATTTTTTGTGTAAAATCTCCAATTAAACCTCCTGACATGAAAGCAAGAAAGTCTTCATAGTTCTGGAATTCATATACAGATTTCAATCCTTGATTGAGTTCTCCGTGAACACCTGAACCTCCAGCAAATTCATAAGAACCGCTTGCACTTAATCCTGTATCAATAATCATAACGTTACCAAATTCAGCAACGTTTGATACGGATGTAGGATTGTAAATGGTTGCGGCATATGAACCAGGTTCGATATAGTTCTTGCCATAAAAATTTACATCTGTTGCCATAATCTTTTTTTTTGTTTAAATATAATTTATTTTCATTTTACAATATATCTATACTTGATTTTTAAGAAGTATCATCATTTATCTATCATGTTCATAATAATATAGAATTTTTTTGCTATTTCATTTCTAACAAGTTGAGGAACATTATGTTCATATGTGAATGATAAATTTATCACTTTGTGAAAAAATGGTACTGGCGATAAATCATCTTGCATCACTATATCATTTCCAGATAGTGAAGGAATACGAAGACCCATCAACTCCAAATGAGGAGTAAGCATTAGCAGCATACTTTTTATGATGTTGTATACTACGTTCACTTCAAAAGAATTATTGCTTGTAATCATGATTTGATAGGTGCAATCATACATCTGAGTGAAATATTGTTGAGTTCCTGTTTTAATATTATTTTCATCAACGATGTCATCTTCAATATATCCTTCATCTTCTCCAATAGTAGATTTACCTTGTTCAGAAGGCAATAATATGTGCATGGAAATACTTTGAGCAATCTTTTGATTATAACCAAAATTAACAGATAAATTGTCAGGTTTCAGTATCATCCTTTTAGCTTGCTTAAAATATTCATATAAATTCATTTTTATTTTTGCACCTTCTTCATCAATACCTAATATTTTATACAAAATAGTTTCTTCATCATTAGCTGGATGTTCAACTAAATCATTTCTCAATAATTTTACTATTGATTCCAAAGTATTAAAAATAACTATTTCAGGTAATAAAATTCCGCTCATAATATTGTTTCTAAATATGTTGTTACTTCATTTTCTACAATTGTTTCAACATCAGTTTTTTCAATAGCTTCTTCAACTAAATGATATGCTTTAATTCCTCTATGAATCCAACTCAATGGGTCTGAATTTGCTCCTGCTCTTCTGAAAGTTCCATAAGTATTTTGAGATTTTTTACTATATTGAGCTTTTCTTTTTGTTACCCCTTCATAAATAGAATTTTTATGTTGGTAAGTATCATATAAAATTCCACCCATTTCATTTGCAATAGCATCTCTTGATTTAGGAACTTCATAAGGTGAAGGAATTTCTTGAGCTTTTAATCCCTGTCCAGATGCTCTTTTTCTCATAATATCATAAACTTCTTGAGGCATTTCTCCAGTAAAACCTGCTTGTCCTAAAGTTCCTGGCGAACCTATACGAAAAGGAATTGTCAAATACCAATCTCCTCCTTTGGAAACTTGTTGACCTTTTTTATTATAAACTGGTATAGTGTATTTTACTTTTCTTGACCTTTTAAAGCCTTCTTTAATATCAAAAGGAGAAGCTCCTTGTTCAATCATATTAGGAAGAGTTCCTGTTAATACAATTTGTTTAGTAAATCTACCTTTATCAACTTTTATTAAATTTTGAGTATATTCAGAAAGTGTTGAATTTAACCTTTGTTTAGCAATAGCTTCCCAATTAGCATAGATTGAAGCAGTGACAGCATTTATACAAGTTTCTGTTAATGTATCAATTTTATCAGTTGCTAATCCGAATTGTGATTGTAATCCCGAAAGGTCAATTGTTATAGGATTCATGATGTTATTGAATTTTCAAATCCTTCTTCTCCGAATTTTTGAGAATCAAATATATAATGAGCTTTCCTTGCTAACACATTTATAGGCATGTCCTTTAACTTTCGTCTGAAAAGGTGCAATTTCTTTCACGAACTCTCATTAACTCACGATTAGCATCTATAACATGGAAAACTGGATAATGAGCGTATCTTATAGAAATGCTTATAGGAATTTCAGATTTATCTTTAATATTTATATCATTGATTTCAATTAAATCTTGAATACCTAAACTAAATTCAATCCTATTCCCTACAATAGTAAAATCTTTTTTATCAATAGGAATTAATTGTTTATCATCAGCAGAAAAAAGATACATGTTTGTTATAAATAATGGCTCATAAACTGGATATGCTATAATTGAACCTTGAAAATATATAGGATTTAAAATTTCAGAATAATATGCTTCAAGTTGTGTTAATATTATCCTATCCATGAATCCCATTTTATCAATTCCTCTGGTAGTTATAGAAACTGTTCCACGGTTTGTTTCACTCCAATCTTGATAACGTTTTTTGTTATCCATATGTTGAGCGATAACTCTTGTTTCTCTTCTATCAACAAAAAACCAACCTCTTCCTAAACAATTTTTACAAGTAGAAAGAGCTTGGCCAGTGGCTTTATCAACGCATGGGCATCTTAATGCTCGGTCAATTAAAGCGTCATACCCTTGTGCGGTTATTAATTCATTAAAGTCTTGAACTCTCCAACCGACTCTTGGATCAACAACTTCTAAAGGAGTTTGAAACGTTACTGGTTTGTCTGAAATTATGCTTTTCTTTTCCATTATAATACTTCAAAAGATATTCCCCTGTACTTAGATTTCAAAGCTGGTAACATTCTGTTTGTTTCATCAATGTAATGTTTTATTCTGCCAGCAAATAGTCCTCCCGTTGAACTCCTTGATAAAGGAGTATTTTGACTCACTCCATCTAAATTCATTTGAATAGAAGTTACACCAACTCCATATAATATATCTCCAATGACAGAAAGTACATTAATAGCAGCAAATTTAGCAATAAAATCAAATAAATCAGCAGGTATTTTATTCCATCCTGTTACATATCTTGGTTTCCAATAATTTGGAATATAGGTTTGTCCAAACCATCCGAGGTGAGGAGACATTCCGTTATAAATTAAAGAATTTTGCGACATTGTAGCACCACTTTTACTTCCTGTGTTAGGAATTAAATAGATGTTACGATAAACAGCCACCTCTTCTTGTTTTTTGATTGATAACCATTCCCTTGGATATGTTATTTGACAAACATCATTAATCCATCCTTCAAGATTATCAATATAAGAAATAGGATACATTGTTCTGATATAACCCCAAGACATAAATTCTTGTCGATTGAAATCACGATTTTCTTCTATGACTTGTTTTGTCAGTTTAATACTAAATAAACTTTCTACTTGTGTTTGAGCAGATTTAATATGTTGAGAAATAGCTTGAGATGATAATTTCCTACCGTCGTTTGAACAAATAGGAATACCAAATAAATAATTCTCTAACAATTCTGTAGGAGACATAATTATCTCTACATTTTTGTTATATTGTATTTTTAGTTTTAAACTTGGCATATCAGAACAATGTTAATTATTTTAGTCTTCTTCCTCGTCGTCAGAACTTTCTACATTCACTTCATCAAATTTCTTAAGTAAATAAGAACTCATCAATTTTTTGCTTGTCAATTTTTCCCATTCTGCTTCCGGATATCCAGCTTCTTTTGCCATGTTTTTCATATCAACAAGCTGCATATTTTTCAAACCTTCTTCAAATTCTTCTTTTTCAGAAAGTTTAGTGTCGTCCTCTTCATCATCCTCTTCATCATCGTCATCATCAACGACTTTTTCAGTTTTCTTCTTAAGATAATCCCAGTCATTAGTGCCAGTTATAAGATAAGCTGCACATTTAGGAGATACGTCTGTTACACCGTCAGCATCTATATTAATGGTACCATCTACAGGTACGCAAAGTTTCATTGATGCTACTTTTGGATTTTTTGCTTTAATTTTCATTTTCTTTTACAGTTTAAGAAAAAAAAGGAAGGGTAATTTTCCCTCCCTTTTTAATCAAGTTTAACAATTATGTTTAATTATTTTACAAATTTACCAATATTGATAAATCTAACTAATTTCTTAGGAGCATATAAAAATGGAGTTCCATACATTAAAATCATAAACCTAAAGGCAGGAGAAAGAACAGCTAAATCCATTTTCATCAATGGAGCTAACTGAGCGAATTCAACTACTTCGTTATCAAATTGTGTAAGGAAAGATTGATCGGTATCTGGTAAATAACGATTCATATCACGAATAGAACCTGCACTTCCGCCATCATATCCACGTGAAAGATCGTCCAAAGATACTTCAAACAAAGGAAAGAATTCACTATCTACTCCAGCTCCAGCTTTTGTTCTGTAAATTCTATAAGCGGTTGCTTTGTTAACTCCACCTCCATCAGTGAATTTTAAATCAATAGCTCCGCCAGATACGGCAGATACAGCTGTATTGTAAATTGCTAAATCGGATTCTCCAAATCTATTAATTCCAGTAACAGCATAATAAACGTTTCCAGCGTCTGAAGTTTCCCATTTACCATCAGAAACAACAGGTTGAACAGTAATAGCATCTGTCTCAGCAAAAACTGGTTTTGTCGATGCATTTTGAGAATTAGCAGGAGTTGATGAATTTTTACTTGGTAATTTCTTAAAGAAAATATCATGATTCAATCCAATTCTTCCGAATTGAGAATCAAAAGCCTGAACTCTCTGACCCATGATACCATTAGAAACTCCTTCGCTATTAGGCATGATAAATTTATTACCATAGAAGTTTTTAACAAAGCTTGAAAGAACAGCAGGAGCACCATAAATTTGAGTTCCTAAACCATAATTTTCTACAATAGAATTAGCAGCAGTTTCAATAGCAGATTCAGTTAATGCCGAACCTCTTAAATCAACTACCATTTCAGAATTCATATAATCTGCATAAGAAGCCCAAGCATCAGATTGCTGCTGTTGAGCTAAAAATCCGTTAAATTGTTCAGGAACATTCTTTTCGTTACCAAAATATAATCCCTGATTCAAAGTACGTAAAATCCAAAGTGTTCCATCTTTTATGGTGCGTTCCATAATAGAACCAATCATTGTATTTACAAGAGTCATCTGATGAGTAACACTTTTAGTTACACCAAGATATTTAACCAACTGAGCTCTACGTACAAAGATACTGTCTTCTTCTTCTGGTAATTCTCCTTCTCTGTTCCAACCGCCACGATTAGCACCATAAGAAGTCTGTTGATTGTATTCTTCGACTGTGTTATAAGCAGCCTTTTTAGGAAGGTCTTTCCATAAACGAATATCATTTTCACGGAAGGTGATATGCTTTAGAGTTTTCTCCAAAGATTCAACCTTCAAGGGAGCACCTGACGCTGTAGTCAAGTCTGCGGTATCACGACCAGTAATTTGTTCAGCATTCAACGCTTTATTTAAAGCGTCAACATTTTCAGAACTTCCTGCGCCAAGGTGAAGACCGTCTTGCTGAGAGGCATAACCATAATCAGCTAAATTGATTGATAATCTTTCCATTATTCTTTTTTTTATAAAGTGTTTTTTATTTTACAATTTCATATCCAAATTCATTCTTAATACGTGCAATTATGCTCATAGGTAAAGATTTTGTTGCTTCAAAATGAGTAACAGCTTTGCTAAACTCATCATCAAACCCCTTTGAGAAAGTAGCTTGGTCAAGAATTTCAGCAACCGCACCCCTTTGTTTACTCATGCTAACCTGATTAGTATTTAATTTTGTTTTGCCTCTATTACCAAATTCATTATCATTTGATTTGGCAAATTGACGTTCTACTGGATGTGAAGATGATAATGATTTCGGAGCTGGAACTTCAGAACCAAATGCTTCAAGTTTTTCAGACATAACTGAAATAGTTTCATCTTGAGCTTTTACAATGTCAAGAAGTTCGTTTTCACGACCAGCTGCTGATACAAGTTTTTGACTCGCGTCTTTGACCATAACTCCAAGTGCTTTTATGTACTTAGAATTAATTTGATGAGAAGTAGTAATTGCTTTTTCAATTCTGTCAAAACGATTACCACCTTCTGCTTTTTGTACTTTTCCTTTTTCGCCTTTTTTATTTTTAGCATCGTCATCATCTTCTTCTTCCTCTTCAGTAGCTTCGTCTTCTTCAGCTTCTTCAGGTTTATCAGTTTTTGACTTTGCTTTATTAATAGGCTTTTTAGATTGCACGCTTGAAGTATCGCAACCTTTTTCTACGTCATTCGCATCAATATCAAGCCCAAGAGCTTCATATGCTTTTTGAATATCGTTTTCTGTTACGTTTTTTCTACCTTTCATATTTGCAAATTTTATTAACATTAAATGAATTTTTTCTGCTTTTCCAATACTAATAGCTGGAATGTCCTTGAAAAGTCTTTCAACAACCTCTGATTTTGAAAAAGTTTGTTTTTTTATTTTTTTATCAACTGATTCTTTTTTCAAAGGTGCAGCAGCTATTGTGTCTAAACTCTTTTCTTTTTCTTTTTCTTTTTCTTCATCTTCTTCAAAATCATCAATTTCTCCTTTAATGATATTGGCAAAAGTTTTAGGATTTTTAGGTTGATGAGTAACAGCCACTCCAGTGATAACAGCCTTTGTTATTTTTTTATAATCCGAAGAATTTTTATCATTTGATTTACGTTTCAATACTCTACCTTCAATAGAATATCCCAAACGTCTTGTCTTTGAATCTTTTTCAAGAGTTTGAGCAAGTTCCCAAACTTCACATGCTATTTTACTGGAAGGATATAAATCAGTTTCAATATACAAACCTTCTGGACGAATTTCTGCTTTTGAAGGTTCTCCTATAATTGTAGCAGGTTGACCTTTTGCTTGATGATGCCAATTAACCATTCCACTTTTTATCAATGGTTTGATATCAAAACCTTTTGGGTCAAGAAATTCACCATCGCTATCTTCATCTGAAGTTGAAGCTATACCTCCCAGCCTCATTATTTCTTCTCCTGTGGTTGGGTCAATTACAGCTTCGTTTGCTTTTTCAATTGGACACCAAAATTCAAAACTATCTTCTATTGTTTTTGACATAATTATAACAAATAAGGTCAAAGAGTAATTAATTTATACCTTTGACCTTATTATAACTGTCAATGTAAAAATGTTCAATTCTTACATTGAAATATTATTATACGCTTGTTTCATAGATATATTATAAGGAATTCTACCGTATTTTTTTGCTAAAATTTTATATTTTGCGCCATTATAAATAGTTGCTACAGTGTTCCAATCTTTATTTTTTACAGCCGATTGTAATCTTGAATCAGTAGAAATAAATTTACAAATCTGCCAAACTTGTCTTTCTTCTCCTTTTTTAGCATCATCCCACATTTTTCCCACTGAAGAATAACCAAGCCTTTTATAATGAAATCCCATAATCTGCCCCAATCCTATTGAAGTTGATTGCATAGCAGAATCTTTGTTTATAAAAAAAGCATTATTAAAAGCAAGCCATTCTTTTGATTGAACATCAACTTTATTTACACTCCATAATCCGGAAGGAGCGAAAGGAGTTTTTCTTTTAAACCAAACAGGTTCAAATTGTATAAGTATTTTACCTGTTTTATTATTAAATCCCCTGCCTCCTGTCTCAACTGTTATAAAAGCAGTTACTGCTTTCCAATCAAGTAAAAATTCAGAAGATATTTTTTTTATTATTTGAATTAATGACGATTTCATTATTTAATTTTTAATTGTGAAAAATCAATACAATCTTTATTTAACCAATCAATAAGTTTATCAGATTTTTCTGTATTTTTCATTTTTAAAAAATTATCAACTGTAATATTGTAAGAAGATAAATACATTTTAAATCCTTCTTCAAGCAATCCAATTCTATTTCCTTTTTCTGTTATCTCTTGAAATTCTTTAGATAAATCTTCAAATTTTTTGGTTCCTTGTATAGCATCAAAATATGCTTGCCTCTGATAAGGTTGAAGCAGAGGAAACTTTCCCTTAAAAGGAATAATTTGAGATGGTTTTTTGAGTGTAACGTACTTGCTCGCTCTTCCTCCCATTATTGAAACAAATCTTTCTCTTAACATAGCTTTATTTTTTAACAATAACTTTACTTCTATTCAAAACTATCATAAATGAATTTGAACAACCGTTTCCATGAGGTTCTATAATAGCATCATATCCCTTTAATGCAGCATATGTTCCAATTCCTTCTTTATTACCATTACGAACTGATTCATAAATTCCAGAAATTATATCTCCGTCTGGATCTTTAGTTTTCTTTAAATCGGATATTTCTTGAGTAGCTTTATTCAATTCTGATTTTGTTACTTTTATGCTTGAACGTAATTTAACTGCTTTATCACCAATATTATCCAATTCTTTTTTAACAGCTTCTGTAATTACTTTATAATGATTATTCATTATCCAATCTTCAAATCTTTTAACAGGATAATTATAAGCACTGGTAAAAGCATTCTTTCTTTTTATAGCATTATTTTCATATTGATATCTACTTAACATAAAATGCTCTTTTGAATTTGGAAGTTTAAAAACAAATATATCAGTTCCTTTACCTTTTTCTTTTACAGAACCTCCGTTCTTCTCGACCCAATCAAACAATTTATTTTTTACAAAATCATCAAATTTAGGATAATCTGGATTACCGTCCTTATCAAGTTTTCCCCAATTAGTATTATCAATTTCTAATTGACGCATAACTAAAGTATCTTCATCCCAATGCATTTTACTTTTTACAGAATTTTCAACATTTACAGTAAGATTATCATAATCATCTTGATTTTTTTTCAATTGAGAATTTAAAGAATCAATATCAATTTGTTTTGCATCAACCGCTGCTTTATCAAAAGTAACCAAAGAAAGTATTTCATCTTTTAAATCTTCTACCATAGCAACTTTTGCTTTTGGATCAAGACAACATTCAAGAACAACTCCTGACCTTCCCGCATAAGAATGAGCTTCCTCATAAGCATCAGAATTTTTATAAGTAGTTTGAGTATTACTATCATCTTCCCCATCATTTACATGCGTGTAAATTCCAGAACCATGAATTCCAAGTGTTCCAAAAAAACAATTATCATTATATTTAAACTCATCAGCATAAAAATCCGCATCGTGCTGACCGCCATTCAGACCACGAAACATTTGATATTTTGTCTGTTTAACTGTATTCCAATATGAAGTTTCATCAACTACTTTTGGACGTGCATCAAACCCTCTTTTTTGACAAATTGAACTTAATAATTCCCATCCAACTGTATAATTAGTAGCACCTAATTTATTATAATAACTTTTCCCGCTTTGATTATTCCATAAAGAGTTTTTTTCATCATCTGAAAAGTCTTTATACATATCAGCATCACTTTTCAGTTTTCTCGGTAATACTTTTCTGTTACCTTTAGCAAGTTTTGCTTTTAAATCGTTTTTTATTTTTTTTAATGATTTAAAACGTTCATCAAACGTTGAAAAAAGATTAGAATTACTTTCAACTAAAAATCCGATAACATCATTTCGCTTTTTTAACACTTTATCAATTTGATCAATATAATCCTGAGTAGTAAGATTAGCAACAACAGCAGGATTATATTTAATCATTGAATCAAAATCTATAACATTATCTCCAAATGGTTTAGAATTTCCTTGAGCTTTATAATTCAAAGCTCCGCCATTATCTACTCGTATTAATCTGCCAGCTGAATCAATTAAACAATTATCATTCTGATAAATATCCCAATTAGCTAAAAGAGCGTCTACAACAAATCCCTTAGCCATCTCATCATAATCTTTACTACTTGAATTTTTAGTCATAGGAATAAATTTGGATAACATTACAGTTTCTCCATTTTCTTCATATAACTCATAATCGGGGACTCTTAATCCCATTAAATCATAAAGTTGATTAGTTAAATATTCAGAATGAACATGTTCATTCGAAGTATTTGTACCTTTTTTCATCACATACTGATTGCCCCTAACATCTTCTACTAATTCAGCTCCAGTACTACCACCTAACTTTTTAACCACCTTTAAAGTGCTTAAATCATTTGGAAATAATTCGTTGATGTATTTTTGTTTATCAATAGATTTTTTAGAACCATCTACTAATTGTTTACCAACTTTACTCTTACCTCTAAAAACACGCCAATCGTATTTAGTCTTAGCATTCGGAGTAGCTGCATAAATATACATTACCCCATCTACAACTTTAGTTTGACCAGGAATAACAGCCTTACAAATTTCTGTATCAGGTTCTATTTCATTAATATGATCATATAAAGATTTTGAGACGCATACATAATATTCATAAGAGTCACCAAACTCATCAGATTTAATTTTATAAGCATCGCAAGCCTTTATAAGAATATCATCAGAAATATCACTAAGAAAATTTCCCTCAGCAATTTTGTCTAACGCTTTTCTTATATTTTTCATATTAATCTTCTCCTAATAATAATGTTTCTGCTTTTTCCAAAGTCATATCTTCTTCAAAGAAATCATTTTCTTGAGCCTTAAAAGTATTTGGCGTTGCTTGTTTTTTGTCACCCGATGTTTCTATTTCTTCTTCTGAAAATAAATCTTCGGCTTTTTTTAATTCATTTGAATTAGTTTCATCCAATAAAATATCTTCAGCCTTAACAAGCTCTTCTGAAGATTCTGAAGAATCTCCAAAATCAAGTTTAGCAGCTTTGGTTAATATTGCTGTTGCTTTTTCTCTCCAATCCTTAATTTTTGAACCAATTAAAGAAGCAAATGCTGGATTTTTACGTTTTTCATTTGCTTTATCAACTTTACGTTTATTGATTAAAACTTCTTGAAAAGTTCTTGTTGTAAATTGAGCTGGATCAATATTATTTTCATCTTTCTTTATAATCCCTAAAATTTCATCACGTTCTTTTCTATCGTCAGCTTCATTATCAAGTCTTGGAGCCTGCTTGAACTCAAAATCTTGATAACGATTTTCTATAACTTGAATTGTTTCTGGCACAGTCATATAAATTTCAGAAACCATCATAGCTCTACTTATGATTGCTTTTGTATCTTCACTTTCAGAAAGAGTAGTTAAATCTTTATTAGTCATTATTACAATGCGACCAGTAAATTCAAAATTTTGTTTAATGTCATCAGGGTCACCAACTATACGTGCTCCAGTAGATGCAGTTGCTTTCTTCATAACAGCCGCACAATCACTTCTTCTTAAGACCTTATCATTATCATCAAAGATAATAATTTTATTGTTATGAGCTTTAAGAATATTCAATAATTGTTTTCCACTATTAACATCAGGTGCTTCAAATGTATCATAATCATCATCTCCTGGTGCGTCTCCTACTCCAAATGGTTTAAGATTCAAAAGTTCAGCCATTTTCTTAAATCCGTAAGATTTACCAACACCAGCTCCTCCTGCTGAAATCATAAATCTTTGTTCATTATTATCCAAGAATTCAAGATATTGTTCATTTAAGTCTTGAACAACCTCTACTGGATCCATGTAGTCTTTTTCTTTTTTCTTCATCTTATAAACAAATTGATCATATTTTATACGACCTTCTTTTGTTTTAAGATTGAACATTTTTTTTACCCTATCGTCATTTCTGTCAAGATACCATTTTTCAGTTATTTTGTCACCTTCATCTACACCTCCATCAGTATCTATTTCAGCAGCAACATCTGAATTATCTACTGTATCTTGATCATCTGAAGTTGAAGTATCATTTGTTTTAGCTCCTACATTACCAGTCATCTTCATTAATTGAATAAGAGTTCCTGAAGTATCAACTTTAGACATATCAAAATTTCTTCTTCCAAGTTCATCATACGCTATCTTACGCATTTGAGCATTACCATTTTTACTATTAGCAACCTTTAAAAGATTATCATCAGAAGTTTTGGTTGCCCAGATTGCTAATCGTTGAGAATCCATAGGTTTACTCTGACCTTTAACCTTAGCATTTGCTATCTGTTGAGTAGTAGGTTTTGAAGAAGTTTGATTTGAAGATACATTAGAATCTTTTGATTGAGTTTTATTTTTAATTGGACGCCAATCATATTTTCCTGATTTGTATTCAGTCCAAGCCCATTTACCATTTGGGTGAACGTCACCCACTTGTCTTTTAATAGCTTTTTCAATTAAATCTTTTTCCTTTGTCATAATTATTATCTGTAATGTTATTTGATTCTACTTATGATAAAGATAATAACTGCTTCAATCTGTTTCCCATTCAATAGGAAGTTCTATGTGATAAAAATCTTCCATTATTTCATGAGTTATCTTCTTTACATTTTCGGAGTCTTTACCTTTTTCAAGTTCTTTTTTTATAAGTTTTTTTCCTCCAGCACATAATCTTATTATTTCTTGAGCGTTCTTTTTTGCATTAAATAATTCATTTACTAATTCAAAATTATGTTTTGTGTCTTTTAAAAATTTAGCAGGAGACATATTATTAATTTTTTCTATTAGTTCTTCACCAAATTCTTTAGGTGTAGCATTTCATGGAATAATGATTGCTCTGACGTTTTCAAATAATGGGTCATATAAATCCTTATCACTATATTCAGAAAGTCCTCTATAATCACGTAACACTGGATAAGCACCGCATAACATAGCTTCAATAATAAAACCATTTATATGAGTTTTACAATAACGTGCATAATGTTTAGACCAAGATGGGTCAATAGCAAATTTAGTATTTTTTAAAGTTGATACAACTTCACTTCCTGACATTTGACCCATATATTTCATACCAAATTCAATAGCTCTATCCCAAAGAGAAAGTTTACCGTCAAGTTCCTTAGGAAGTTCAGGGTCACGCTTTATTGTGCACATATAGTTACTTTTCGTCTTCGTTTCACTGGTCATATAGTTATATTCTATGCCTGTACCAGCAATTTTAATAGAAAAACGTTTACCTCTTTCGCCTTGAATATAAGGGACAGAAGCAATGAGCTCTTCCATGTGTTTCATACTTTTAAACATATGAGCTGCAAAAAAATCTTCCTTCCTATTATTCATTATTTTAATAGGCATTCTTGCATTATCTGGAATATACCGTGGATTTAATAACAAACTTCTCGGAATACCTATTTCAGAACAACATTGATAAGCAGCTAAATGAGCACAACCTAAAAACAATATTTTATTTTTTAAAGCTGAAATATTACTTGCTCTTACATTAAAATAAGCATCGTGACAAAGAAAAACTTGTTTAATATTAGAAGGTAAATCAAAAAACTTCCACCAGAAATTAAAATCTATTCCCTTTTTATTCCAAATAGAACTTTTTGTTGGCATGAAATTCCATAAAATTATATCAGCATCTTCAACAAGTTTTTTCCATCTTTTAACAGAATCTTTTTCATACACTCCTATACGATTGCTTGGTGGTAAAAAATATCCATAATAATTATTTCTCCAATATCCTGTTGCTTCATCTTTTTCATATCCTCCTGCTTGAGATTGAAATTTTATTTTTCTTTGATATTCTCCGTTTTCAAGTTCTTTTACTTTTTTATCATAAGTTTTTTGTGTAGTTGAAGCAGGAGTCATTTGAGCGACATCTACTTTATGACCTAAATATTGGAATGCTTTCAACATACTTGCTACATATTCCACAATTCCTCCATATTTTGCTATCTGAAAATCTGCTATAAATATTTTCATGATTAAAACAATTAATTGTTAATGGAATAAATTTCTTCTGGTAATTTTTTCTTTATATATCCTTGTTCGTAAAATTGTAACCCCGATTGCGAACGATAGAATTTAGAAGCAAGTTTCCATTTTATTTCATGAAATTCTTCAACTGGAACAGAACATTTTAAAATGTATTTCTGTTTTTGTTTTTCTACTTGAACTTGAGAACGTCTTTTATAAGAGTGCGGAAATTCTCTATAATAAAGAAGGTCAGAATAATGTTTTTCTAATATGTCTTTTATAAAGAAATGAAAAGGATGTCCAATTCCCCAAGGAGCCACAACTGAATATCCCTTATTATTTTTTAAAAATTTATTAATCCATTTAACAACTCCAAGTTCTATTTCGTTTAATTTTTCTTTCCCGAAATATTTGTTAAGATGTTCATATGTTGCTTCATGTGTTACTTCTTTATAATTCTTATGAAATTCATAGTAACTTTCATCGTGAAAATTTAAATTCAAATGATGAAAAGAAATATTCAAAAAATTATATAATTTTTCGTCTTCTAATATACGTTTTGAATCATTCTCTACAGTAAGAATCTGAACTTCGTATTTTGACGAAAATAAAAAATGGGAACAACTAAATAATGCGTCATCGCTATGAGGCTGCACAATTAACAATTTTTTCATTACAATTTATTTATTGACTTTTATGTTTAACTTTATATTCTTTAACTTTGGATTAGCACTTATTTTCTTAATAGGAATTGTAAACGCTCTTAATTCTGAATTCCAAGCAAAATTAGGTTTTTTATTATTTATGGTACAACGACAATATGGATGAATTGGTGAAATAGTAGGCAACCATTCTTTTACCTTTCTTCCAATATTATTTCCATTTGCTATAATATCAGATAATTTAAAAACAATAGGTTCACTATCTGGGTTTTCTGGGTCAGTCAAATAAAGTTCTTTACATCTTTGACATGCACCAGGATAGACATCAAACCAAACTTCAGCTTTGCTACCATATTGTTTTAATATACTTTGAGCTCTTCCTGAATTATATGCTTCATGCGTAAGATAATAAGCTATTCTCAACCAGTCAACTTCCCAATCTTTTGAAGTTTCAGCAAGGTCTGCTGCAAGTCCTCTTGCTCCAAGTCTCAATTCAACAGATTTTATAGTTTTTTCTTTAATCATCTTTTGAACTAACAGTGATTGTTGATTGTTATTTAAAACAACATTACTTAATCCTGTTCTCATTCTACTACCTAAATTGGTAATATCAGTATATGCTCTTTGCTTAACGGTTTGTAAAGCAAATTCTTCTTCTTCAGTTAATGGTATAAAATTACCTGAAGATAAAAATCTTTGAAATTGAGCATATGTCATTTTTTTAGCTCTTGCATCTCCAATAGCTTCTGCTAATATTCCAAACAAAAAAGCATGTTCAATAATACCTTTTTTATTCTTGTATTTATTCAAATCAATGCCAATGGCTAATAATATATCTTTATCACTTTGAGAAAGAAAATCCAATCCCAATTGACCAGCTACAAATACTAACTCATATCTTTTGAGTATTGATAGCATATCTTGAATTTGACCTTGGTTAAAAATCATTTCTTTTCCTCCTTCTTTTCATTATCTTTAATAACAGAAGCAGTTTCTTTAGCTAAATATTTTAAGACTTCTGTAACCGCTCCAGCTGTATTATTATTCCATTCTTTTACAAAAGTATTTTCATACTCAGTAACAACTGAAAAAGGAGAAGGAATGGAATGATTATCTTTCGTTTGTTTTTTTGACATACTGTTAAAATTTTATTCCCGCATCAATTGTATATCCAAATTTATCTTCAATTCTTATTCCGGAAACTCCAATCATGAATTTTTGTTTTATATCTACTCCGAATTGAATCTTATTAATTCTTAAGTCAATTGAATTACCTATTATACCATAAAATTGTATCGTAGGAACTTTGTAAATAATTTGTTTTTCATAAACCGTGCGTATATTAGGTTTAATGAGAGAAGTGGCAGTAATGAGTTTGTTTTGACTTACAACGGCATCAACTTTGAATGTTCCTGAACTATCATTAGAAAAATCTAAATTATATTTCCTTTGTAAATAATAATCCTTCCAAATGGCAAATAATTTGGCTGTATCGGTGGGCATAAAAACGAGAATTGAATCAGGAACTTTTACTTCATAAGGTTCCAGAACTTTTATTGTATCTCTAATTGTGTCACCTTTTTCCCATTTAACAACAATTTCAGTTTTAGATTTAGGAGTCTCAACGCTTGATCTTCCTAATAAATATCCTATGAAAATAGCAATTAAAACTACGATTATTCCTCCAACTGATATTGTTATTTTATTGTCCATATGATTTTGAATTTAATTTTTGATCATAATTTTCTATCATATCTTCCAATTGAGATATTTTTTGTTTATATTCTTTTTCTCTTTTTTGACTTTCTTCTTCAAGACTATGATATTGTTCAAGCAATTGTCCATATTTTTGTTTTTCAAGTTCACGCTGTTTTTCGTAATCAGTTCTCATTTCATTTAACTCTGACCTAAAAGAGACTATGATTTCATTACTTAATTTACGTTCATTTTGATATTCAGAATACAAAGTATCATATCTTGCTTTCCACCAAGTGTCTTTGTCTTGAACTTCATTATTTAAAACATCATATCTTTTTTTCCAAAATTCGTCGCCTTTCATATCAGCTTCTGCTGAAGCGTCACGAACTTCTTGTTCATATTTTCTTCTGTCTAATATCCTTGATATAAAAGCAAACCCTACACCTCCAGTACCAAATAATAAAGATATAATAGCAAAAGCATTTTCAGATAACCATTCCATCTTAAAATTATTTTTGTTTATTTATTTTAATCTTAGCCAATTTAACTCTTTTGAGATAATTATCTGCATTATAATTTGAACGCAAATAACGAACTATTTCATCAGCAAATAATTTAACTATTTTATCAAATGCAATTGAATAATTTTCCCAATCTGAATAATTATTTAAAGTACAAAGATAAAATATTGCTTTAGTTGGAGAACTTATTTGATTAAAAAATTTATACCATTCTTTATTTTCTGAATTAACGAATTCAAAATCTCTCCAACGAATAGTAGGAGTTAAAACGTCTAAATTATTTGATAAATTATAAGTAAAATATCTTCCAATAAAAGAACAATTTTTACTTAAAGTTAATCCATATCCTTGTTTATCATCTCTATAAAAATCAAATGCAAATGCTATACCATATGTTTTATGTTTACGAAAACAATTAAATAAATCATATGCATAATCTACAACAACTTCAACTTTATGATTTCTTAATTCAGCAGCAAGTGCTTTCTTAAAAATTTTAGAAGGTTTGTCAAATCGTTTAGATGTCAAATAAACTACTTTACACATAACAATTAGCTTTGAGTTGTAACAGGTGTCACAGAAACCTGAAATATAATATGTTGTTGTGTTCCAGCAGTTAATACAGATTGTAACATATTTACACTTATATAATTCATATATTTAAGAGAAATATAAATTGTTGATTCTTGAGTCTTATAATTATATATATCGACTGTAATAACACATTTAAAATATCTATTCCCTGCATTATAAAGACTTGTATAAGTAGCTTTAGGAATTGAAAATATCATCTGAAGTGTCGCAGCTCCTTCAGTATAATGAACCAATCCTCCTGCATTACTATAAAGATTCGTATCATTAGAAATTACAGGGACTACAGGAATAAAAGATAATATCTTTGGAAAGTCTGAATTATAAAAAAGTCTTATTCTATATGGACTATAAGGATATGCATCATCATTGGTAAAATATTCTACATCATCTCCTTGTACAATAACTCCTCCCAATCCTCCTCCTGTGAAATCAAATGAAGTTGTTAAATCAATTCTAAACAAATCAGTAGGTAATACTCCTTTTTTATCTATTTTCGAAAAATTAATTATTCCATCATTTAATTGTTCTCCTGATATATTATTAACCCAATAAACTAATTTAGCTAATGCTGTTTTAACACTATCTGTTGATGTTACCACTGGATATTCTGTCATAGAAGGAGGAAAAGTTTCTGAAGAAACTGCTATATTGTCTGAATTTTCATGTAAATCAGCATATTTCTTTAATTTAGATATTGCACTTTCAACAGTATCATTATTATTGACAGGTGTCTTAGTAGCACTTGTTGAAAAATTACTACTTATATTAATTCCAGTTGCCCATTTAAATTGATTAATCCATCTTTGAATTTTTGAAATTATAGTAAATAAAGAATCTCCTTTTGAAGTATCTACAGTAGCTCCTCCTGTTACTAAATCATTTGGTAAAATTTTATTATAAATAGTAGTAGGAGTAGTAGCATCTGATATAGCTGTATTAGCATTTGATATAATAGTTTGATTTTCTTTTCCTACATTATTTATGGAAGTTGATAACGCTTTTTGATCTTTATCGTATGTGTCTTTAGCAACAACACCTCCTGATTTATCAAGGACATTTTTTATAGCATCACTAAAATTAAAGAAAAATCCTCCATTCCAAGTAATTGAATTTCCAGTTACTTTTGAAAGAAAAGAAGAAAGTTTATATTTAACAAGACTCCAAATATTATTTCTTTTTACTTTTCCTAAAATATAATCATCAGCAGTATAATCAGGACTTTGTTCATTAAATTGAAATACAAGTTTTTTATTAACTGCATCAAAAACACCTGATACATCATCAATTAAAAGATTTGATGAAGTTACATGATATTGTATATTACTTCCAAGGTCATCAATTAAAAGATTACCTAAAGAATCAGTGTATTGCACTTTAGTTGATGTAATAGCTAAAGCAAAAGCATTTGCTTTATCTGAAATCTTAAACCAAGCTCCTACTGATAAACCTACGCTTGTTGCTATATTAACAAGTTCTGAATAAGTTGTGGTTGATATTGTATTTTTATCTAAAACAACCCATTGACTTAAATTTATATCATAAACCTTATGAACCATTTGACTTGGTGTATTATCATACCAAATCAATATTGTATTATCTGGAGGAGTACTTCCTATATAAACTCCAGAAACTTGTCCTAAATTTTTTGTTGCCATATTATATTCCTTCTTGCTTTAAAAAATTATCAAATGCTTTTACAATTAAATTTTCTGTTTTTTCTCCTTTAGTAGTTTCTTCTCCTTTAGTAGTTTCTTCTTCTTCATTTTCTTCTGAATATAAATCAAAAGGATTAGATTGTTTTTTGTCATCCTTCTTAGTTGTTTTTAAATTACCGTTTTCAACTGAATTTTGTTGAGGCATTAAATTATTATTTTCAATTGAATTTTGTTGAGGCATTAAATTATTATTTTCAATTGAATTTTGTTGAGGCATTGATTGAATATTTCTACTTTGAACAAAAGTAGCATTATTAGGAGAATCTCCTCCTTCTAATGGTTTCATTTCATATTTCTCTCTTGCTTCATTAACAGTCATAAAACTATTAACTTTATCAATATCCATCTTTAATTCTTCATCAATAGTCAAACCGTTTAATCCCATGAACGAAAGTTCAAAATCAGGATTTATTTGTTCAACGATATATTTATTTATTTTTCTTTGAATAAATTTAAGAAGAGGATACAAACCTTTATCTTTTGAATGCTGCAATCTTTGTTCTTGACTTCCTTCAAACATTCCTCCACCTCCTGAAGAACGACTAATATCCCAACCTATTTCAGTTGGGTCAATTGAATAAACAGCAGAAGAAAGTTTTATCAAATATTCCATCCAGGAACTATATTCCATGTCACGATTGTTTTTCTGAAGGTCAATCCAATCTACATCCGCTTCTACAACAGGAGTTTTCCATGATTGCATTACACCCGAAATCATCGATTGCCATTGTTGTTTAAATTGTTGCAAAGCCGCTTCGTTGTTTGTTCCTTTAATTCTTAATAACCCTTTTGGAGCCGAACCTTGACTGAAAAAACGTCTATTATATTCATCTCCCCAAAGCATTGAAGTAACTACATTAATAAGTTCTTCAAGTTCTGAACAACCATAACCATTTGACCAAATAGAAGTAGAAGGATTGCGAATACCAAAACATAATTCCCAAGGATAGAATTCATTGACTTTCACGTTTTGATATACTTGTACAAATGAAGGATAATAACCGTGAATCTTTGGACCAAATTCATTTCTGTCTTGCCAAACATTTGAACCCTGTCTTTGAAAAAATACATTATTGTAATCTTTGTCAAAAAAGGAATCAGCCATTCTGAAAGTAGAAGCGTCGGTTGCCATAAAAGATTCAAGATTTCCCCTTCTATTTCGAATACACTCAAAGGTCATTTGGTCATATACTAAAGAATCATCTACTATTTTACGAATAAAAGTATCAAAGTCATCATGTTCCCATTGACTAACATTTCCCCCCTTTAATATAAAATCTGTGATAGCAAAGGCAATCTTTTTGTCTTTGTCAGTCATCTTTTGTTCAATTCCACCTTTTGGTTTTTTTCTTATCACAAAACCAGTAGAATATTTATTTTCTTGAGGCTCAGCAAAATCTGCTACTTGATTTTTTCTTGTTTTTATAATAGAATTGATGATAGGAGCTTTCGACATTCGCTTTAATGTTGTGTAAGACAAAGCAAACGGCTTATCTTTATAACCCAGATTAGCATTAAATTCTAATGGATCAATAAAAAATGCTTTAGGATTTTGTTCAACTTTATTTTGAATGGTATTAAATACCTGATTAGCTTTAACCATATCATCGGGTGAATCTGAACGCAAAGCTTTTTCAAGCGTTCTAAATTTCTTTGCTTTCAGTTTAACTTCAGCAAGTCCTATTGCATCTAATTGTTGAGATAAATTACTCATATTATAATCGGATTTTACTTTAAAATATTCTATAACTGTAAAAAAATAAAAGGAGAATCAAAAAAGACTCTCCTTTTACCAAAATAATATTTTATTTATTATTATAATATTGTTACTATTTATAACTGCTTAATTTATTTTCTAATTTTCGAGTAATGAAACTATCAAAAATAATATACTTCATACCTAACATATTATAAATTATTATTGCTTCATCAAGATATTCATAAAGAACTGAATTATCATCAAAAGATGTTATTTCCCAGCCTTCTCCATGTTCTATGTCTTCACATAATTTATCAAAAGCATCTATTAATATAGCATCATCCATTATAGATTTTGAAAAATATTTCATATCCTTAACAGATGTATCAAGTTCAGATGCTATTAATTGTAAATTGACATCTAATGGTTCTGGAAGACTTGTTATTTTCTTCGATATTGTCATTTTATTTTATTTACAAGAAATACCAAATTCCAATTTTGTTTCATATCACGTTCCATCTCTTGAACATCAAATCCATATTTCTTAAGATGTTTACGAAGAATTTTGAAATGTGTAAAATCAGTCTTTAAATCCATATTCATATCAAAGTTGTATTCAAAAATAATTTGATCAACATTACCAAAATCTGTACAACTTGTAAGAACTTCCCATTCAGAACCTTCAATATCAACCTTCATTTTAGTAGGTTTATATTTTTCCATAATTTCGTTGATATTCATACATTCAACAGGAACTCTTTTTCGATTATGTTTTACAAGAAATGAATAATAATACGGTGCTTTTCCTAAATAAAAGTCACGTACTTTATCATCATTACCAACTACTGCCTTATTGTAAGCAATTACATTTTTTGCTCCATTATCTTCTATATTAATAGATAGAAATTCAAAGTTCACTGCTTCAGGTTCAAATACAATAATTTTTTTAACTTTATCAAAGGCATCACAAGTGAAAGCTCCAATGTTACCACCTAAATCTAAAACAACATCATTCTTAGTAAGTATCAAACCTCCTAAACCTACTGAACGACGAATGTATTCACTGCCTTTGAAAACAGAATCAACTATATGTTTTTCAGTTGGTAGGTTTGAACGCCATTTTAAAGTTTTACCATCTTTTTTAGCAACGTCCAAAGTGAAATCTGATTGAACTTCTCTGAATTCAGATAATCTTTTAATTTGAGATATAACTTTTGTTATATTACAAAAATGAATGAAATCGTTAATTGAAACATTACTTAATAAAGGTGTTTTGTCTAAATTCAAATCAAACCCTTTTATTCGTTTTCTCAATTTTTCTTTTTCTTCATCTTCTTTTACGATGTTAATAGAAACGTCAAGTATTTCTCCTTTTTTTTCTCTGATACTAAATGCAAGTAAATTTTCAATTAGAACTTGAGTTGTAGTTTTCTTTTCTACAATTTCAAATCCCTTACTTACAAAAAACTTTTCCAATTTTTTATTCATTACTTCTTTTTTATAATTGTTTTACTTTTAGGAATAAATTTTGAGCGTTGTTTTCCCGAACCGATAATTATTTTCCAATATTTTTGAAATTCACATAACCACATTTCAATTTGATGAAGAGAAATGTTATGAAAATCATTAACATAATATTCTCCTTCTTCTTTATCCCAATATAAATATTGAAAGCGTTCACCTTTTTCTTTTCCTATTTTTCCTAACCATTTTGGTGCTTCATCTCTCAACCAATAAATAGCTTGTTTTTGTTCTTTAATAGTTTTAAGATTTGGATAAATAAGACGTATGCCAATAGAAGCTCCAGGACCAACGTTTGTAAAATCATTTTGATCAAATTTCATAAATTTTCTATTCGTATATCTCGGAATATAAGTGAAGTCTTGATAAAACTCATGAGCAATAAAGTCTGCAACAGCAGGGAACGTTTTTAAATATTTAATGATAACTTCTGGGTTCTTAGCAGTAATTACCTTAGCAATGAGCTTATCTATATTTTTATGTAGATAAGGAATAACTACTTTTGTATAACAATAATCTCTTGATTGATTAGGAGCAGCCCTTGAATTTATTAAATAAGCTGTTGTGTAAGGATTTTGTCCTGAAATACGAACTCCTGCTATAAATCTTGAAAATTCTTCTTCATCATATTCTTCCCAATTAGGAATACCATTGCGCCATTTAGTTGCTGATATTAGTTTTCCTTTAGCTTTAACTTGTTTTAATCCTGATTTAATAGGTACTTCAAATAAATTTGGTTGAAATGTTTTTCCCTTAGAATCAAAAGTAAAAGTTTCAGGATTGTTAAAGAAACGAAAAACCATTAATTTCCAAATCAAATTCTTAAGAGAAAGACCTTCATCAAGAAGAATATTTTTTATTTCCCATTGGCTGTTACGATCAAGTTCTCTATAAACATTTGTAAATTTTGATTCTTGAAAAATTTTATTTTTTGTCCAAGGTCTTTCTTTTTTGTCAATAAATCTTCTTTTCCAAATCATTTGTCGTTCATACATTGTCTCAAAGAAAAGACGTAAATGAGGTTCGCATACCTCTAAATCTTCACTTGGAAGTTTATTACACCATGATGCCCATTCAAACATGTCTATAAAGTTTTTGTATTTAATCTCATCATAAATTCTCTTTTAGCTTCAATATTCCCTTTATTCATCAACATTATTAAAACTGATTTTTTAATTTTTTTAAAAGGTCTATGAGGTGCTCTTATTAACTTTGTTGTCCTGATATCAAAGTTACATCTATTCCTGATTCTTTTAGCCTTTCCTGCAAAATAAGTTGAAACTAAAGGCAAATAAGCATTACCATGAAAACTATGAATCTCAAATAATTTATTTCCCCAAATACTATCATCACCGTCTCTTATAATGTCACCAACTTTAAAATATTTCCAAATTTTATTATTGTTATCTTTTAACATAATTCACTTTTCTTTTTATAACTATGTAATAAAATGAAGAGGGAACCAAGTTTTACAACCTAATTCCCTCTTAGAAGAACACTGCTTCCTTGTTAAAATCTGAATGTTATAATTTGACGTGGAGTCAATTCATAATCTGTACCATCTTTTAATTCTTTCAAAATTTCGCAAGCCTTAATGTCAACTAATGTATTACAGATTGCTCTTACAATATCATTGTATTCTCTTCTTGCTGTAGCTTCTTCCTGAGTTGTTGGAGCGTTAACAAACTTTTCTTCTGCATCTTTAGCAGATAAAGTATTTATAGCAACACTTTTTTCTCTCGGGATATAAGTTTCTTCCCAATCGTACGTCTTATAATCGCAATCAATTTTAATGCCTTCTGTCCAATATTTATCTGGTTCTTTAGTAGGAGCATTTCCGCAATCTTTAATTTTATTATTTGCTTCAATTTTCTTTGTTTCTAAACAAGTTGTCAGTTCTGGCAAAATAATTGAATCTACCTGATTTTTGATTTCCTTACCAGTCTTTGATACTTTAATGTTTCCGCTGTAATTCATGGAATCCATTATATCAGATTTTTCAATTTTTTCTTCTGAATCTTGAATTTCAAAAGGATTTTTTTCAACTTCTTTTCCCTTTGTTATTTTGTCTTCTTCATTTTCAGCAACTTCTTTTGAATTAGTAAATCCGCTATAAATACGATTTACTTGAGAAGCTCTTGCATTTCGAATTGCATTTTGAATATCATTCATATTTTTAATCTTTAATGTATTTATTATACAAAACATAAGCAATCCAGCCTATAACTATACCAAATGCTCCAAAAATTATGTTTGAGATTGAAATCCAAATAGGAGTATAATGCATATAAATCAAACCTCCTATAACTACGATTAAAATAACCGCAATCAAAATAATAGTTTTCTTTTTCATATTTTTACTTATTTAATTATCATTCCATAAAATTCTTCTAACGTGTATTTTTTATTATAACTGTATTTGTCTTTCTGATTATTAACATCATCAAGCATATTCTTAAGCAAACTTTTCCCATTCTTAGTCTGATAATCTGTGTTATTATAAACAGAAAGATTTAACCAAGTCATCTTTAGATTGAATATTATTTTCCCTAACAACTCATCTTCATTTATTTTAGAAAATTCACTAAAACGAGTTGATATCCATTGAGCCATTGGCACTAAATCAATATTCAAAGGTTCTTTATAAGGAGTTATTGATTTAATAAATTTTTCAAATGCTTTTGGCCCAAATCTTGGTTTAAGTTTAGGTATATTATCAGAAGTGTCTCCCATTATAACTTTATACAAAAGAACTTCAAATGGTTTGACAGGCATGACTTGAATATCAGTATCTAAATATTCATTCCAAAATACTTCTTTTTCTGGAATGCAATACAATTTAAGATTTTTAGAATTATTATTAAATAATGATACATTCTTATTCATTATTTGTCGAATATCTGAATCTCCAGTAATGATTACCAATTCTTCATTTAAAATGTATCCGAAATAAATTCCCCATACATATAACAAATCATCTCCTTCGGCTCCCATTACTCTACTAACAATTAATCCCTTTTTTCTTAGAAGTGACTCAAGCTCATCTAAAACAGTCAAAAAATATTTGTAAAATGAATCTCTGACTTTTGTCAAAGCATATTTATAATCATCATATAAACTATAACGCCATGACGGTGAATCAATGACGAATGCTACTTGTTTAACATCTTTAAACCTTCTTACAGTAAAACATAAATCAATTATGCATTTACGAAGTAGAACTTTTTGCTTTTCTGGGTCGCTTAAAACTTCATTCATATCTTGACCTTTATAATAGGTTGAAAATATAGAGAAATTACGATGAAATAAATAGTTCCCGTCAAATAATATATTCATATTTTAAATTTTTTACTATAAATAACTATGGGGAACTGCTTATAAAACAACTCCCCATATTTTTATATTTTAATTACATTATTTTAACAATTTCACTTTTTTGACTTGAGCTTTAACTCCTGAACTTACTTGTTTATGTAGTTCTGTATTTTTACCATCTTTGAATCCAAAGGCTCTGGCTGAATCAAATTTTTCCCTTCTTGCTGAACCTCTACCAACTTTATATTTGTTTTCAACGTACTCAGTAACGGCTGTATCATTACGAACTACCAAAGCAGTAACTTTTGTCCCAAAATCAACATCTTTAGCTTTTTCACGGTCACTCTCTTCTTTCAACTTATTATCCAGCCCAGCTGCACATCCTGTTAAATAACTTCTTTGATACTTATCCATGCTGATAGGCTTCATAGCATATTCAGCCGTCTTTTTATATTCTTTGAAACGATTTTTAGAAAATGATACAAAACGTTCAGCAAGCATAGAACGCAACCATTTAACCGTTTCAAGATTTTCTTTCTTACCGAAAATCATCAATCTTTTGTAAGTTCTTCCTACTTGGAAACATTTACAAAAATTCCATTTACAAAGAACATATAACAAACGGAATTCCCATTCACCTCCGATGTTTTTATAAGTAAATCCATCAGTCTTTTCTTCAAGAATAGTATCTTTAGACTTTTCTTCATCAGTTCCAATTTCATCCATGGATAAATTATACTGAATTAAAATTCTCTGAATAGCAGCTGCTGCTGCATTTGCTTCCCCTTCAGAATTAATTTTCTTTGCACCTTCATAAAGGTTTTGCAACTTTCTTAGCTTTTTTAATACGCTGTCTAAATTTTGATTTTTCGTTTCCATATTACAATTTTATTTACAATGTTATTTACGATTACAATACAAAGATAATACTTTTTTTACAAACGGCAAAACTTTTTACCAATTATTTTTGGGTTTTTTAAAAAAATTTAACTTTTATGCTGAAAAATCTTTTATGAAACCAAGAAAATGTTTTGCTCTCGTAAATGCAACATATACAAGATTACGTTCTTGTTCAGCCATCCAAGGAACGGTCATGCAATATTTCAAATACAATTTATCTTCACAAATAATAAACACTTTGTCACTTTCTAAACCTTTTGCTTTATGAATTGTACTCAAACAAATACCGTTCTTGTTATCATCTGAAAAAATCATTTTTATTCGGTCAATAACTTCTTGAGTTAATATCAAACCTTCTGATAAAACTTCAATGGCTTTTAATTTGTCTTCATAAATTTTATAGATTTCAGTTTCTCTTGCTTCTGCTGCAGTGCAATTCTGCTTTGTAACCACTTTTCCTATTATCCGTGATAATTCCCTTTCAAGTCTTTCCATTACATCCTTAATCTGCTTGCGATTGGTTTTCTTAATCATGTTAATAAGATTAGTTCCTATGTCTCTACCTTTGACATATGCTTTAACTCCTGAGCCTATATATTCCATACATAATTTAATCAATGGAGCTGTAACTCTACAGAGTATCATATCACCATCTTTAACATCTGCTATAACGCTTTCCCTACTTACTACACCTGATGGCGCTTCTTTTCTTGCTTTTATTTGAGGAACAATTTCTTTGGCCATTTCTATTATATTTGCATCACAACGATAACAAACTGAAAGAGGAAGTTTAACGGTATGGGGAATATTTTTCAATAAATTAAAACTTTCAACGTCAGCTCCAGCAAAACCATATATTGCTTGTCTTGGATCGCCAACCGCAACGAAACGACCAGTAGGTTTCAAACATTTCAAAAATAAGTTTCTTTGAGCTGTATTTAAATCCTGACATTCATCTATAAAGACCCAATCATATTGATTCATTCGTAATTTTTTTACATTGGGGAAATAAATCATATCAGTAAAATCTATAATTTGAGTTTCACTTTCTCCCCATTTTATTCCTTTAATTGCAATATCAATTTCATTATTCAAAATATCAATATTATGTTTGAAAGCTATATCATCAAGTTCCCTTTCAGTATTTATTAGATTTACTCTACCGAGGTCAATTAACTTTATAATATTTTGTTTCCAATTATACATTTCTTCATTTGTTAATGTAATATTAGATTTCAATATTCCATACTTTATTCCATTATTAACCCAAGAAATATATTTATCTTTAGATAATTTAGAATTCAAAGAACGCATAACCGCTGAAGCTCCAAGGCTATGAAGAGTTTTGATTTCCACATTATCCATATTTCCAATCTTTATTTTTAATTCTTCAACAATAGCTTTATTAAAAGCTAAAAACAACACTTTTTTATTCTTAGGAATAAGTTTCAAAGCATTAACAATTGTAGTTGATTTTCCTGAACCTGCAACGGCATCAATAACAACGTTTCCTTTCCCCTTTTGAATATAAATGTAAACAGCTTTTTGATATTTACTTGGTATGAATGTCATAATATTGAGTATTTAATTTGTAATTCTGTAATAAAGTTATTACTTTGTTTTCAAATTACAAAATAATTTTATTGTTTTCTTTGCTAAATTTAACTTTGTTTAACTTAAACAAAAAAAAGGAGCCACTTTTATGCAGCTCCTCCTCTGTTTTTAACAATAATTAATTAAACATTCAATATTAAATTATTATTTTCAGCTAAATCAATTAATTTCTTTTCTGAAGGAATCCAACCGCAAACAAATATTAATTTAAATCCTTGTGCTTTAGCAGCTTTATACCAAGCGTTTGATAATGTTTTAAATCGTTTGCTATTCATATATAAATCAAAATCTGATATAGAAACTTCCCACCAAATGTAAGTCATGGGAGTATTGCCTGTTTTATAAGAATAAACAACAATGCCTTCTTTCAGACTTTCAATTTTCTTAATAACGTTTAATATGAATTTTTCTATTTTCATTTTATTATCTTAATTCACAAGCTCCACCAGAACATCCAATTGCTGTCAATTCTCCAGAAAAAATATCTTTACGGTTACTCATTATTGAATTGAAATCAATATCATTATTATCAAGATAATCTTTGATATCATTATATTCTTTTTCAACATCTTCTGAAGATAATCTTTGAAATGGAGCATTATCATAAATTTGATCTCCGAGTTTTGGCAATAACGATACTCCAGTAAAAAGATAATCTTCAGTAAATAAAACAGCAGCCACTTCATCCCATTCATTTTCAGCAACTTCTACAGTAGCAGATACATTATTAGAAACCGCTCTGGTTGTTAAACTTCCTTTATTTATCCAATAATGTTTTACCATACTAATAAACTTCAAATGTTCAACAGCAGAAACATCATCTTTAACAACCAAATTCTTATTCAAAGATTCAATTGGAAAACTTATAACCGCTTCATCTCCTCTTAAAACTTTAACCATAGGAGTATCTTTCAATGCTAAAAACTCTGGACTATAAGTTTTGATACGAACTCTGCGCAAATATTTATGAGCATGAGCTGGATGAATACCACTACAAAATAATCCAAGTATGCTTGATGCATTTCCACTCGGTTTAACAGTAGTACAAGTTCTACTTTTATTTATTCCAAAATTAGCAGCATATTTAGCATTGGTTTCAGCAACTATATAAGCTCCTTCCCTCAATACTTCACCTCTTAAAATAGGATTGGCATAAATACCTGTAATGCTTACTCCTATGGCTCTATCACGTTCAACTATTTCTTTAGAAGCCGAAGAAAGATATTTGAAATTAGTATAAAGAGATTGAATTGTTGCTACAAAAGAAGATACCTTACAAGCCTCATAAAAATCTTCTTTTGTCTTAATTCTTTCAGCATTAATTTCTACAAGATTGCAAAATGCAAAACCAGTTCTTCCATTAATAGTAGGCTTCATTACTATTTCTGCACAAGGATTAACCGTATATTCAAAATTCTTTACATTTATAAATCCTGGTTCACCGAATTGTCTGATAACAGATAATTTTTCCTTTAATTCCTTGTAAGAAATTGAATCTTTGAAAGTAGTTAATATACTATTGTTAGCCATAGCTCTTTGAGGATTTTCAACCCACCAATTCCCTGTTTTTGCTTTTAACATTAAATCATCATTCTTATCGAATAATGCTATCATAGCAGAACGTCTTACACCTCCACTAACTACACTATCAGCGATATGACAACAAATATCATGAATTTCAATACTATTCAATTTTCTTCCTTGTGCAGAATCTATAATTTTTATTATGTTTTTTATAGCTTTCCTTAAAGGTTCTGGTCCTGGTGCTGCAAATTTATTATCAATTAAAGCTCCTTCTGGACGAATTAAATCATAATGTATATTAGGAATTTCGCCATTAAATTTCGCTGTCATTAATTCTTTAATACCTAAAGACCAGCCTTCAATGGAATCGGGAATCTGAAATAACGGTCGTTTAAATCCAGTAGATTTTTTTACAACTGGTAATTTATTTATATATTCTTTATGCAAAGAATATCCTACTCCACATCCACATAATAATAAGTACATTATTTCATCAAACACTTCTACTCTGTCAATAAAAGTGCTACAACAATTATACAACTTTGCTTCATGTTTTAAAACACCGCTGTTCTTACTTGAAGAAGCAAATTGCCTTCCCCTTTGTGAAGATAGTATTTTTTTATTATACTCAAGTTTTTTTGCTTTATCAATCATTGACGAGACATCAGAATCCATTAAATTAATGTCAGTTAATTTAACTTTATGCATATCATAAATTCTGTCAATTGTTTCATTCCAAGTTTCCAAAATACCATTATCTTTTTTTTGAGCGTATTTGGAAAGGAATACATAATCTGCTAATAAATCAATGCTACTTTTATTCATATCATTTTATTCATATCATTTTTATTCTTTCTTTCTTTCAGTAAATTCAAATGTATTGTTTCATCTGCTACTAATTTAGACAAAAATTGTAATGCTATTTTTATAGTAGTAGTTTCTTCGATTTTTAATAATTTATTTTCTAATTTTTCATAAAAATCAATTGTTTTTTCTTCTGATTTAATAGCTATGTTAATAGCTTCTTCAATATCTTTACCGATGGTTACACTTGAAGTGTTGAAACGTTGGTCAATCCTTCCTCCGATTTTACGAATGAAATCAGATAATTTAGAATAATGCTTCATTTCAGTCAAAGCTATTCCAAGCATAAGTTCTCCAATATCTTCAAAAGTAGCTTCCTGAGTAGTGTACATATGAATAGCAGTTAATTCAGAAAAATCATTCTGTCCGTTGTTAATAGGATAAAACCATTCTGCCATTACTCCATCATCAGGTTTTGCTTTATCAAAATTTGGATATTCAATTTCTGGATTGCTGTAACGCATAGCATTTACAAGTCCGTCAGTAAGGTCATCAATTTGATTCCTGCTTGATGGCTTCTTTAGAACAAAGTCTCTCATAATGTTTAATGATTATTTTTTACCAGTATGACCAAAACCTCCAGCACCTCTTTCTGTTGTTTCTGTAAACCTTTCAGCGCATTCAAATTCTGCTTGTATTACATTTTCAACAAAAACAAATTGAGCTATTCTTTCACCTCTTTTGAAAGATACTTCTTTATCACCGTGATTTATCAACAAGACATTACATTCTCCCTGATAATCGGAATCAATAGTTCCAGGAGCATTTACACAAGTTATTCCATATTTAATAGATAATCCACTTCTGGGTCGTACTTGTGTTTCCATATCTTCAGGAAGCTGCATAAAGATGCCCGTATGAATCATTTTTCTTTCACTCGGCTTAATAGTAAAATCTTCATTTGCCTTTACATCAGCTCCTGAACTTCTTGGAGTAACATAGACAGGAAGTTGACCTCCGTTTTTCAAAATAATCTTTACTTTTCTTTTTTTCATATTTTTCTATAATTAATGTTAAATCTTCTTAAAATATAACCTTGAACGATTCTGTTTTTAATATTAATAAATTTTAATTTTATTAGATAAAAGAATATCTAAATCCAGTAGATAATTTATTTGCTCCCAATGTAGCAAGCCAAATTGATGAACTGATATCATCGTGTTCTCCTACGCTTTCAAGACCATGCTCAGTAAATGCAACTGAACCGAGGTCACTGAATATAAGGTCTTTCATGTTTTCTGAAAATTTGTCTCCAATAGGTATATGTATTTTACCTCTTTCAAATAAAATAGCAATTCCTGGCCAACCTGTTTTTAAATCATATTTATCTATTCCAGTAGTGTGCCCCATTACAGGCATCCCTTGTTTATCTCCTTCTTGTACAAATATTTGCTGAAAAGTATTCTGTTCCATTACTATACAATTGGGTCTGAATCTTACATTTAATCCTTTTAATATTTGCATCTGTTCATGGAATGTCTTTCCCTTATCTCTGTAAATATTTAATAAATACATTTCTCTTGTATCATCTTCAACTCCCCAAGTAGAAAATACAGTATAATCACTTCCAACATTTGCAGAAATAGCAAAGTCACATCCCATAACAACTTTATTAAACTTCATAGGAAAATCATCACGATTTCTAACAAGCGTATAATTCTCCATTCTAACCAAAGAACGCTCCAAAATCTTTAATGGAAATATTGATGATTCATTTGTAATAGGACGACAAAGATTTTCTCTTGAAAAGATTATATTTCCTTGAGTTTGTTTTTTATCCATTAAGTCAGCAAAACTCCAACGCTGGGGCCATAATATACGTCCGTCAGGAAATATAGCAGGATATTCAATTACAAACCATCCTTTTTTACTGGCTTTACTTCTTAAATCTCCGTATAAATCTGAAGCATGAAAAGGAGTTCCGACAACAATTATTTGTCCTCCAGGAACAAGCATATTCATAATTACTGAATGAAAATAGTCAATGCTCTTTTTTCTTTGTAGAGAACTGTATATGACGTTATCTTTTAATCCATCATCAACTACTATCCAATATGGATGAGCACCACGTACTGACGACCCAAACCCCTTACACGTCAACCTCGCTCCGTTCTTACATACTATGTTAGTTGAAGCCCAAGCTCCTGCGTTACGAGTATCGGGAAATAATCTATCTTTTAATACATCATTATTTTCAATTGTTCCTTTTAATATTTCCATTAAATCAACAGATTGCTGAAGAGAAAAGCTAAACAAATATCCTCTGTTAGAATTTGATTTTGTAGGTCTTGCTGAAAATACACTACTTTTTGGCTTAGAATATCGATATAATTGCCAAGCAGCGTAAGCATTGGAAAAATAATAGGACTTCCCGTGGTCTCTCGCTGCGTTGATACACAACTTTCTATGTCTGTGAACTAAATCCCCCCACTCAAGATGATGCCATGATAATTGAAAATCAGGCATAACAGAAGTTATAAAATATGTTAGATTTTTGTTTCTTAGAGTTTCTTCTATAGATAATGAAAGTCTTTCAGTATATTTAGGAGCAAAATCAACTTTTGTATCTCCAGTAAACATTACCTGAAAAGTATCTTTCATCAAATTATCTAATACCCAATCTAAATCTCCTTCTGATCCCTGCATTAATTCCAGTATGCCTTTGTCATCCATGCCGTCAATTATCTCATCAACTATATTTAGACATTCAAGTCTATGCATTGGAGATTGTAACAAAGTAGTTTTACCAATATCTGCCATAATAACTTCTTTCTTTTATACGACAAAAAGCTAACAATGATTTTATACAATGTTAGCTTTAATTATTTTATAATTAGAATCTTCTTTTAAAAAGATATCGTTCCTTTAATTGTCTCATGTAAAGTATCATACATTTTTTGTTTTTCTTCAGAACTTAATTCTTCATCTGAATCAATTGAAGATTTGAATCTCAATATATCGTTGTTCATAACTTTACACAATGCAAGAATTTCAGTTTGAATTGTTGAATGACAACTCTTCTTATCAAAATTAAGTTTGAATTCGTGAGTACCCTTTGTGAATTCTAACATACCAAACGCTCTTAACAATTGAAATACTTGATTTGCTGTGCCGTGAGACAAATTAGTTTTTTTTACAACTTCAGTTCTGGTAAAAATTACTTCGTTTGCTTTTTCAATTGGTTTGCCTCCTGTGAGTATCATCCAGAGTTTGATACATTGGTCTTTAGCATGAAGTCTATTTGAAGTATCATTCAAAAAATCTCCAATACTTCTTTTTTCAATTCCTTTTTCCAAACCTCTGGTTTCAAGATAATCATGAATAATACGTTCTTCAAGGACAACAACTTTTACTCCGTTTTCTTTAGCAGAATCAATTGCTGCATTTGCAACAATAGGATTTAAACAAGCCATAAGAAGAACAGATTGTTCAACTGGTATTTTCTTAATAGGCTTAGCAGAAAATTCTTCAGGTGCTTTAGGTTCTTGATTATCTACTTTTTTAACTACTTTCTTGACCTTCTTAACCTTCTTAGTAGAAACTTTACCTGTGACAAGGGCAGCTTCAATTTCTGCTTTTGTTCTTCTTTTCCTTTTAGGAACTTTTTGATTTTTTAATTCGTCTGACATAACAATTTAATTTACATTTATTTTAAAAATATAACTGTTTTATTTTTAGGTTAAAAACTTTATTATTTGTTTACACATTTGAATTCAAAGAATTCATTTCCCTTGCTTCTTGACTTATTTTTGTCAACCAAAATATCTCCTTTTTTGGAACGAAGTTTTTTCATGTACCAACGCAATAAATCCGCTGTAGCTTCTACATCATTCATGGCTCCGTGAGCATCTGTTAATTTAATTTTAGCTGCTTCACAAGACGCTCCTAAATTAATTTTTTCTTTTCCTAAAATACCAAATGATAATTTTGCTAAAACAAGAGTGTCTATGAAATTAGGATACATCCATTCTTCAATAGTAGATTTTTTACAAAAATTAAGAGCCCAATTTAGCATACGAATATCAAATGTTACATTATGCCCTACTGGTATGAGTCTTCCCATTTCTCTTTTTCTTGTTTTAACTCTATGAATTTCCCAAAATTCAATAGCAGTAGCAATAAAATCTTTAACAGACATTCCTGAATTAATATCGGACATATTTACCATAGTCCTGTTTAATGCTTGTTGTTCGATAACTAAATCAGCATAAGGTTTTACAAAAGTTTCCCAACGATCTATCTCTTTTAAGGTTTTACCGTCAAGAATAACTGCAGCATATTGAGTTATTGGATTTTTCGATTCAATCAATCCTCCTGTTTCGCAGTCAAAAACAATATAATTACTTTTTATCATATCAATGTATTAAATAATGAAACCGTGTAACTTACTTAACTTTGAGCCACACGGTTTTTTATTTTGCCTATTTAACAAATCTTTTCTGAATTTAAAGTCCAGTAAGATAATAATTTTCAAAATTAAATTTTTCGAGGTCGAATAGGCTTATATAAAAGAAGAAAAAATTATATCATTAATATTATTTCGTTTGCCGAAATCATAAGTAATATTTGAAAATCGTTGATTATTTATTATGATAGAAAGTAAATTGTTTGTATTATTATATTTATTCTTTTCTTTACTGGGATAAATAAGTTCATCCATGAACACATACAACTGCATCACATCTGAAGTAACTTGCACATCTGTCCTTTGGCAGAAATTAAAATTAATAACAGTTTTCAGAGTTTCAACTGAAAATACGGATTGAATTACTTCTGTTTTAAAATTCTTACTAACATCTTTGTCAGTAGGAATTGCTTTAACAGATACGGTAAACAGAAGCATAACCGTAATCGTCATAAAAATCAATTTTTTCATTTTTATAAATTATTTTTGATTTACAACAGCTTCTTCAATGTAGGTGTAGTTTTAACCTATCTCACTATTGTTTTTACTACTTTGTTTTTGAATCAAATACTTTATACTTATATTTGATAAATTACTGTTCTTCGTAATTTACTCCATCGTCAGCGGCATTCGTATTAGATTTAGAAGTTTTTTTACAACTTTCAGATACTTTAGCTGCTTGCGTGCCAACTTTATTATCTGTTTCTGTAGTTTCTTTAACTCTTTTTTTATCTTCCTCTAAATCTTTGAAAATCATTCGAGAAATAGGACAATCTTTTTTATTTTCACGTTTTTCGCATATTTCATGGTCAATAATTGCATGAATTTTCAACTTAATATCAGTTTCATTAGGTTTAAAAGATTCAGAAAAATCATTAAGAAAATCATTAAGACTATTCTCAAAATTCCTTTCACCTGCTTTGAACCCCTTCTTATATTGTTCGTTTGCTACTTTTAAAATAATATCAGAATTTGATTTTGCAACAATATTAATTGCATCGTCAATAATTTTCTTAACTTCTTCTTTTTGAGCGAACTTTTGATTTTTTACATTCAAAATATATTTCAGATTATTCATTACCATTTGAATAGCAACCGCTCCGTCAGTATTGCCTCTTCTGCGATAAGTATGATTACTAAACCATAAAGCATTCCAAATAATAATTCTTTCAGTTTTATTAAGTAAAAGACCTAACATAATTTTTTTGATTTTCTTCATTTTGCTTTTTTTATTTTATTTGTTAATAAATCGAAACTTCTCCAACTTTCTGTGTAAACTAAATTCCATTTCCCCTTGTCATCTTTTCTTATGACTTTCACAAATCTTTGTTTAAATTCTTCATCATTATATCCTTTAGCATATTTAAACTTACCGTCATATTTATGATTTGGTATTTGTTCTTCAAAGGGTGCTATTTTTACCACTTCTCCTTTTTTCCAAGGCTTTGGTAAATATTTATTGTGAGATTCAGATTCAGGATTTCCGTTCACTACAATAAATTTTGGTAATTTTTCTTTATTTGTTATTGCTTTCATTTTAATAATACATTTAATGTATAATTATAAACTTTGCTAAACATAAAAAGAACGGAGAAGCAAACATTATTCGCAAAACTCCGTTCCATTTTTTTTAAAAAAAATTTGATGCTATTTTTTAGCAGCTTTCTTTCCTGACTTAACAGGTTCAATTACTTTTTTGATTGTAGTTGTAGGAGTAAATTTCAGTGTATGACTTTCTTTTACATCCATAGGCTTTTTTGTCAAAGGATTCATTCCTTTACGAGCCTTATTGACTTTCTGTCTAAACTTACCAAGAGTTGGTAAATTAACATCATCACCATTTTCTACACAAGCTTCAACAATCACTTCGCTCAAAGCGTCAACAACTTTGTTTACGTCTGTTTGAGTAATACCAGCTTTTTTAGCCACTGCGGCTACCAATTCATACTTTTTCATTTTTTTTTACAATTAAATTAAACAATTATCACAGTTCACTATACCTGTTTTTCAAATTTCAATAACGCTGAGACCTTCTGTTTTTAGTATTTCTAACAATTTTTCCATTTTTTCATCCCTTACTTTTTCAGTAATATACCACATAGATAAATCGGTTTTTGTAATGAAATTTCCTGGCGTTAATCCTTTATTGATTGTTATACCGTATTCCCAATGAGCCTTTGGTTTTTCTAAAAATCTCATATCTTCTTCAATGGTATGTAAATCATATGCTGAAATTGATATTCCTTCTTCTTGAAAGTTTATCATTAATTTTTTTAATCTCTTAGGCTCTTCTTCCTCATCATCAAGTGAATCATCTTCTTCGTCATCATAATCAGATGACTTTTTGGAAGTTGTTTTAGTTTTCTTTTGATATTGAACTTTACCGCTTTTTTCCGGAATTTGACTTGTTCTAACTTTTACCATATCATTTATTTCTTATTGATTCTAAAAATTCATTACCTTCTTTCTTCCACCAAGTGACAAATTGAAGTTTATTCTCATATTTCTTTCCTTTATTATATTCATTGAAAGAATAAGTTACCACACGTCCAAAATTTACAAGAGCTTCCTTAAATAATTTTTCTTTAATTTTTATCATCAATCTTTGAGCAACAAGTATATCTGGATTCATTCCATTCTCCGAACTTGAACAAGCTACAATACATTTACATTCTTTAATTTGTTCTTTTATCACTTTGTCATAGTCGTTACACCAATGACGACAAAAATTTTCTTGATTTAATATTTTCATAGCAATCCTTCTTCTTTAAATTCTTTCAATACATTTCTTTGAGCCATCATAAACTCAACAGATACACCCCATGCTTCATCACTTACCATTCTGATACCAGCTTTGTAAAAGTCCCAAAAGTAAGTATCAATAGAAGAATCAATAGAAGAATCAATACCACATATTTTGTAATTGATGTTTTCTCTACACAAAGGGATAAAGATATTTATTTCATAATCTGATATATAAATATTAACACCTTTTTTGCAATCAATATCTTTTATGAATATTTTATGTCTGATTCCATTTATTCCGTCAGTAAAATAAATACTATGAATTCTAAAATCTTCAGAAGTCATTTTTTCTGCGCCCATTTGATTTGAATCAGGCAGTATCTTAGATATACATTCAAGCATTGTCTGAGATATAAGAACCCTTTTGCTAATTATCAGATTATTAATTTCAAACTTTTGTTTTTGTTTTTCTTCATCAAGTTCTTTCTGAAGTATCCAACGTGCTATTTTCTTTACAATGTTCATACGATTTATTATTATTTTGTTTAACTGGAATGAATAACTTTGATGGCTTCCCCCTTATGAAATACAAGTTTTTCCCCTCAAACCCCTTTACAAAATTTCATTCAAATATTTGAAGTATTTGTATATTTGTTATGTATGTACATACGCTTACGCATAACCCCCTATAACCCCCCTTCGGCAATTTCATTTTGCTACAATTTTTTTAAGTTTATTTTGGTAATCGGATAAAGCATTTTGCAATGCAGGAATAGGCTGATTGGTATAATTTTCAATCTTTTCATTCAGAATATCTTGAATCATTTGGATATCTCTTTTTAATTGAAAAATTTGAATTTCTTTGTAATTTTTTTTATTATTCATAACATCAAATATTTAATTGCTCGTGACCTTTAATTCATCAATCTAATAAAGTAATCATATTAAGTTTTAAAATTTAATAGCAATTTGCTTATCATCGTTATCATCATTGCTATTACTTAATAAACATTAATATTTTCGTAAGATAAAAAATCTTAACTATAATCCCCAAATTACATAATTCAAAAAATCAACCACTTTGTCCCAGAAGTATATAAATTGAACAAATAAATAAATTGATATAATTATCAAAGAACCGTATGTAATCGTTCTCCAAATTTTTCTGTAAATAGGTTTCAAAACCTTCTTACCAAAACGTCCATCAATTGCATTTAATAATGTTTCCATGTTAATAATGTTTAATTTGTTATAAAATAACTTTGTTTTACAATACAAAGATAATACCTTTTTTACAAACGGCAAAATAAAAAAGGGAAAATCTTTGCGAAATTCCCTTTTACTTACAAATTAATTATAAAAACATTATTTCATTATGTTAAGGCTACCAGAAACAATTTCAATTTGTTCTTTATTTGGAATAAAAAAATATTCAGTTTCTCCATCAAGAATTAAAATTTCAGAAGAAGGTTGACTTTTTAATCTGAACGTTGTATCTCCAATTGCTTTAAATCTTACAATATTTCCACTAAATTCATCTGGTACTACACCAGAAATGAATGTTGCACCATAACCTATGCTCAATACTGGAATAGGTCTTGAATTAGAATCAACAGTATATGTTTTCATTACTTTTAATTTTTAAATTGTTTTATGATACTTAATAGTTGTTTTTATATTTCATGTATCTTAAGACTATTAATTACTTTGTAACCGTACAAGTATCTCAGTTTGTCCTCAACCTTATCTCGGCTTTCAGCTTCTATTTCCATTTTAAGCTGAATGATTTGTTCTTTACGACTTTTGCTACCAAAGAACTTAATTTTAAATTTCTTTAAATTCGACATCTTTTGTTTGTTTTTTTTTAATTTGTTTAACTTTTGTTTTTTATAACGCTTTTTGACTAATAATTTTCATTTGTTTCATTATCTTCATACGATAATTTTGAGATGCTTTAGGATTATGAAGTTTTATTGCTTTGTTTATATCTTTATCTAGATTATAATGATTTTGTAATATGTTAAACATTTCTAAACTCTTCTTTTTATCAGTACGACAATCAAGAGTAAATTTATTTTCACCAATAATACGATTTACATCTTTAACAAAGATAGGAGTTATTTGTAAAATTCCTACATCGTTTTTCGTTCCAATAGCTTCAGGATTACCCTTGCTTTCTACTTGAATAAGAGCTTTTACAAATAATTCCCATTCACTTTTACTTTCACATTTTGTTACTTTTTTCTTTGGAATGATTATTCTTATTTCTTGAGTATGTATTCCTAAATTACAACTTGATATTAAAAATATAATACTCGTTAAAATCAATTTTTTCATTTCTATTTGTTTTAATGGTATTTCTTTGTTTTGTTCTTCTGGATGTCTCTCTTGAAATATTCTTTAAGAACTTTACTAAACTAAAAAAAAAGGGGCAACTTTCGCTTGCCCCAAATTTCGGTTCACGCAACGGCTCTTAGCTGTTGAGGGAACATTTGAATTATTTTGCCTGTTATTGGCTTGTAAGTACTCCACAAATCATACTTATATGCTGTCAAATCCATTCACCCCCTTAAAAAATGATCGGATTGGCTTTTCATCTCCCCTTAGGTGAGTTTTGCATTCCGTTAGGCATTCCACCGATCATTTTTAAACACCGTACTATCGCGACGGATTAACGCATAATTGGCTGCTATGGTGGAGGTGACGGGAGTCGAACCCGTGTCCAAACATACTTTACTAAATGTATCAACGTACTTACTTCATTTATAACTTTGCTAAAATTAATAACCGAATTATAATTAAAAATAACAATATAATACATAATATGTACGCTTTCTTATCAGAACTTTTAATAACTTGTTTAATGTCCTCTCTAATAGCTTTATTTTCCTGAACTTCTTTATTCTTCTTTACTTTAAACATAAGGCTCTATGTTTTTTTTTAGCCAAACTTCATCTTGGAAATTCTTTTTAAACTCCTCAATTTTCTTATCTGCTTCTTCTTTCGTATCTGCTTCAAATAGTTGAGACGAAGGACAAAGAGTATTAGCATAAGCATCTAATTGCGCTTGTTGATTATCATATATTCTTGTCCTTGCTAAATCAGGTGAATATACAGGAATATTTGGATTATCACAAATATCATCAGGCAAGACATCATATTTTGTCCACGCCATATAAACTCCATAAATTTTACCCATAATATTATTCCTCCGTTTCTTTGTTAAGTTTTTCAACCATATCCATAGAGACACAAAGCAAGTTATTGTAATCTGAACTTTGAGCTTCTTTTAGATATTTATCAATTTGTTCTCGATTCTTTTTCTCTTTTTTCATGCATCTTGTTACATATCCCATAATACAAAATGCGTTACCGTCTATTCCTACTAAATTATATTTTTCCATAATTAAAAATTTACTTTATTTGTTACATAAATAACAATTTTCTTTACTCCGTTATTTGATACAAACCCTTTAATTGCATCAATGAATAATCTTTCGCCCTTATAAGAAATTTCTATATGAGCGTCTCCATCTAACATTTTAGTTAAAGATTCAGCGAATTTAGGGTCTTCTGCTTCCTCCTCTTTACTCATTTTAAAACTTTCTTCTACCTTATCCCTCAAATACTGAAGTCTGGTGTAATTTGCTCCCAAATCATCCGTATATTGTTCAGGAGTCAATTTGTCAAATTTGTTGTCTGTTTTCATAATCTTATACTTTTATTTGTTAAAAAATCCAACGCTTCATTAATTTCTTGGTCAGCTGGAATAGCATCAGCCGAAGGTTCAAATCCCGCAAGATATGCTGCTTCTAACATCTGTTTATCATCTTGGTCTAAAACATTTACCCTTGTTGAATTGTCGCTCATATTATAATTTAGTCCTTCAGGAATATATTCAATTCCATATTTATTAAAGAGTGCTACAACGCTATCCCAATTACATTCTTCTCTGCTATCATTTTTTTCAAAGAACATTTTATCAACCGTTATTCTATAACCCTTGATAATAAGTTTTAACGCTTTTGCTTGTGCTTCTGAAAGTTTCTTGTTACCTTTAGCAGTTTTATGCATAGTAACAAATTCGTCAATTGTTAGTTCCTTCTTTACCTTCTTTGCTTTTTTTACTTTCTTCACAGACTTTGTTTCCTTCTTAACAACTTTCTTTACAGGCTCAGACTTCTTTGTAGAAGTCGTTGCCTTGTCAGTACGTTTTCCCTGCTTCTTGTCAGCTGGATTAATTCTCCAATCGAATTTTCCTTCAGCGTATTCCGTCCATAACCAAGTCGGGTGATTAGGATGAACGTCGCCCACTTTGCGAACAGTTTTAGCTTTCTTCTCCTTCGTCTGTTCCCCTTTATCAGCCTTCTTAGTTTCTTTCTTTGTAGATGCTTTATTTACTTTAGCAGCTTTCATATCTTCAGCTTTCATATCATAAAAACTCATGTTTTCCTGATTAGAGAAAATAATAACATCATAACCAGTTTCTGTATCATAAGTTTCACAAATGTTTTTCTTGACTAAACTACCCATAACACCTTTAACGGTCTTGACTTTCATATTAAGTAAATTAGCAATATCATTACAATCAATATAACTATAAACTTCTCCAAAATTATCTTTCAGTTGGTCATTCAATAACAAAATCACTTTAATTTCTTTTTCTGTTAATTTGAACGAATCCATAATTTCTTTGACGTTCTTATAATTAATAGCTTTGACAACTTTTTCAGTAGGTTTGCTTGCATCTTCTAAATTCTTTAAGCGACAAAACAAGATATTCTGAATGTCTCCGTTTGTAACATCTTCGCTTTTAATATTTTTTAACTCAGCAAGATTATTCCAATTATTGAGAATATATTTAGCAAGTTCCCTTGCTTCTTTAGCAGCTGGACGTCTTTTGCTTGAAATAGCAGATAGTTTTACAGCTTTAATTTCATTGAGCTTTATAAGACACTCATCCATTACAGAAATAACCTTTTCAACTGCGTTACTTACATTCTTATTATCTTCCACCTTTACGGTCTTATTTAATTTTGTTGTCATATTATTTTGATTTTAATTATTATAAACTTATTGATTTGTTAAAATAAACTTTGTTAAAAATAAACTTCATGAAGTTATTTATTGATGGGGATGTTTCTGTATGAAGAATGTCATACTTTCAGTTTCCGAACAGCTTTTACGGATTTCTTCCCAACTCTGACAATAACCTTCTATTTCTATAAAATCACCATTCCAACCGTTCACTGAATAAGAATAATGAGTAAGCGGTCTCCAATTAGGATGTTTTTCAAAGTCTTTTGATTTTCCAGTTTTAGAATTTTCTATTGTCGTAGAACAACTTCCTATACGTCCCATTAAATATGACCACCTGTTACAAACTCTAATATCAGTTTCTTTACCGAATTTGTTATACCAAAGTTTACATTCTTCTTTTGTTAAATCATGTTTTGTGCCGTTGATAAAAGATTTTTTATTTTTGAAAGCAACCTTTTCTTCTACTTTAGGTTCTTCTGATTTAGGTTCTTCCAATTTAGGTTCTTCTACTTTAGGTTCTTTTGCTTTGGTAGATTGAGTCTTAATAGTTCTCCAGTCAAATTTTCCTTTAGAATATTCAGTCCAAGCCCATTTACCGTTTGAATGAACATCTCCAACTTTTCTTGAATTATTTGCTTTCATAATCTTTATATTTTATTTGCTATTATATATTTATACTACAAAGATAATACTTTTTTAGCAAACGGCAAAACTTTTTACCAATTATTTTTGGTAAATTTTTAATTTTTAGCAAGATTTAACTTTTACTTAATAAATAAGCTAGAAAACCCAATAAAAAAAGCTCTAAACTTCACAGCCCAGAGCTTCACAAATTATAAATGAAAACAATCAATTCAATAAATTATATTACTTAATCTTTTATCATTATAAGTTTTGCCACCAATACTCTTCTTCACAAGAATCTTTAGAATCACTTACAGTACTTTCTTCTCCTTCATTTGGAATTTCTTTGTTTACTTTAACTTTTCTTTTTGCTACCCAAAGTGTCTGATTTGGTATTCTATTATAAGTAAATCCAAGGAGTTTTATTTTATAACTCTTTTCTGTTTCTTCTACGACTTTAACCGCTACCTGATGTTTGATAAGATTTTTATCAAAATCCATAGTGGAATAATTATAAATTCCGTATTTGGTTACTAATTTAGACATCGCTCATTTTTATATAAATCTTTCAAATATTTTTCTACATTTGCTGGTAATGTAGTTTCAGATTTACTTGATACAAATATTTCAGGTTCTTTTAAACTTATATTTTGTTTGTCAATATAAATACCAATACATAACCATTCAAATTCTAAAGTTCTACTTCCAACATTTAAATTGATAGCTGGAAGGATAGCCCAAAAACTCTTGGGTGTTAAATCAATATCAATCTTTAGACTTATACGTTTCATAGCTTATTATTTTTTTCTTATTAACCTATTAAACCTTGTAATCATTTAATCTTACTCCAATGAACTATAACATCCAAACTTTCTTTACCTTCAAAATCTCCTCCCCAATTGTTATTATTTCTTTTCTTGATAGATATTATATCAGGGAACGCTTCCGCCATACGTTTGGTCTCTGAATTCATAAAATCAACATTCCTATAATTAGAGCAACCCCCTTTGGCATTAGAACCGCTTGTCTTATCAAACGCAAATTTATTTGTAATTAATATATCATACCCCATTTTCCGCATTGCTATACCAGTAGCAAAATCTTCCTTGATAGGCCAATCGGACATATATATAGGATTCTTCTTCTGAGAATAATATTTCTTACAATCAACCCCCCATATAGCAAAGAAACGTTTATTGCGTTCTATATCCTTCATACCAATTCTATTGAAAGGTCTGAATGAAATTCCGGCAATACCTATATTCTTTTCATCAAGAGAATCCCATAACCAATTAAACATATTAGCCTGATGTTCTAATATTTCGCTGTCAGTAAAATTATTCTTGTTTAACACTCTCGGAGTCTTGTATCCGTCGAGACGTACTGAGAACGTTATATTATCGTCCACAAATATTATCTTTCCCTTAGGAGCGTTGTAAGCAAGCCATTCCCTTACTTCAGCAAGATTCTTAGCATTGGAATCATATTCTTGAATATTTTTAACCTTATCACCCCAATTCTTTTGATGCAACTTTAATTCTCCTGAATGACAAAACAAAGAAATTTGTTTTAATATTTCCGGATGTAACCTTTTCAAAGTTTTTTGATCATCAACTCTGCCCCGAGTTGTCAAAGCAATAAATATATCTTTGTTTATTTTTCTCATTTTGATTTGTAAAAATAATTAATATCAAATTTATACAATTTTTTCCAATCAATAGGAAAGAATGGTGAAATATTATTTTTATTTATACAATCAATCATTCTTTTTGCATCTTCCTGAGTTGTAAACAAAGCAACAGCAATTATTGTTGCTCCATAACCAGGATGAGTATCTCTTACTTTAATACTACCAAAAAGTCTATTGATTTTAAAACAATTTTTTCCAATTTTAACTATTTTCATAATACAATGCTTTTACAATGTTATTTCTTTTTCTTATTACCGCTATAATATTCTGTATTTTTATTCTTGTATTTTCCTGCTTTAGTTTTGCTCGGTGGTATATTATCTTTTCCTCTTCCTCTTCCTAAATTATTTCGATCAAGTTTTTCTTCTTCTTTAGCAACAGGACGTTTCCGTTCCGCATCTGCATCAAACTCTGCTTGTCTTGCTTCCATCTCCCGCTTTTGCTTCCTTATTTTTCCAAGGAATAATTCCTTGGTCCTTTCAGCAGAACTTTTTTCTACTTCTGTAACGTCTTCTGCTTTTACATCCATTGTTTTATTTCCTGCTGTTTTCTCAATTACAGAAAAATCATAAGCACTTTGGGATGGATATTTCATTTCTGCATCTGCATCAAAATCACCGCTTATATCTACAAACTTTGCGTAATAACTATTATGTAATCCAGCAACTAATTTCTTTGTATCAAAATTCATTCTTGCCGCTACACGTCCCAATATAATTTCTTTCAAATTAATTGTCTTGAGTATTTCTTTTTGAATATGATTCTGGATTGTTACTTCTACATTAATATCCAAAGAACCATTAATGTTAACAACGTCTCCTTCTGCTTCCTTGCGGATTTGTTCCAAAGTACGAAGCATAGATGTATATGCATCTATTCCATTCAGCGAAACATATCTTGCTTTCATTTTACTATACATCCAAGCAAGTTCTTCCAACCTTGGACGTTTGTTATAAAGTCTGACATCTGAAACACGATTACGAAATTCTTCACGCTTCTTCTCAATCTCTACAATATGTTTCTTTAATATTTCCTTGACATCATCCTCATTAACAATAATACTATAATCTTCCCCCATTATCTTTACTACTTCCGCAACGGTAAACATTCTTCCAAGGAGTTCAATTATATCTTCTTCAAAGGGGGATAATTTATACACAGCTATTTCTTCTTTCTTTCTTCCCCCATAACAACCTGCCCTACCATACGCCATAGCCTTTGCGCTTGATATCTTGCCTCTCATTACATTATACTGCCTTTTGAGTTCCATGATATCTTCTTGTTCTTTTAAACTGAGATGTTCTATGAACTTTCTCAATCTATGCGGTAACATAGCAATGTTGATTTCATCTCCTTGCGAAGTTATATACATTGTATTGCGTATTGTTTTAGTTCTTTGTAACGCAATCATTTTTTTATATTCCTTTGGGTTAACAACACCCTCTGGTATAGGTATGACTTTAATTTTTTCCATTAATCTTTTTATTTACAAAATCTCTTTACCTTTTTATATTTGTTTTTGTTAACGTTTTAGTTGCGCTTATTTTTCTTTTATGATATTTTTTCATTATACGCAAACGTTTTACTCTTACAACGCAAAGAGGATAATTATTTTGCTTAGGATAATCTGATATCTTTACTATCTCAAATTTCTTTTGCCTATCTATGAAAGCTGTTATTTGATATTTTGCTTTCTGATAATATATGAATATACGAAAAGACATTGGGGAATCTATTTTTACCTCAACGTCTTTATCTCTTTTTCTCAATTCCTTTTCAAGTTGTTTTAAATTCATAATACTTAATCCTCATGTATATCTTTATAAATTACATAGACGCAATTACAATGTCTTTCTAAAATAAAATATTTTGTTTTTGGGCATTCTTCTATAAACTTATCTACCATATCACAAATATCTTTTCCTCTCATATCATGTCTATACCAATCTGTGACTACTATTATTACATCATAAGGAACTCCATACATGAGAATCATAAAACGTAATGAAGAAGAAAGAACTTCTGAATTTGTTTTAGTAAGAGAAACAACCGTAGATTTTAATACAACTTCTTTTGCGCCCTTTCTTTTAAAGAATTTAACAATAGACATAAACTCTTTGTATTTATTACTTACCTTTTCTACATTATCCATATTAATATTTTATTTCAATTTTGCAATTAATCTTTCATTATCTTTTGCTAATTTCTGTACTATATCATACATCTTTTTAATATTATTCAATGTTAATGCTTTTTCAATAAATCTCTATTCCTATCAATTTGTTTTTGTATTTTATTTTCCATTACAAAATCTATTTAACAGTCTTCAAAAATTCTTTAGGAATTATCAAATTACAAGGAATAACATCATTTTCTAAAGATGGAGAATTTCTTCCCATAGCATTCCAAAATATTCTTTTGATATCTTCTATACTCCATCCGGCAATTCCGCAACCTATTTTTGTCAAATAAAATGTAAATTGTCGATTATTCAATACAAAATTTATAAATCTATCAATACTTGCTTCCAAAGCTTCTTCTGATACTTTCTTCATATTCTCATCAAGAGTTGGTATAGCATAAGATTTGCCTTGTAGCCCTTCAGAATTTCCCCATTTTGCTTCAAACTTTTGAAAAGCTATATCAGCAGCTCCTCCTATATGAAAACCATTTTTATTACTTCCAAATACAAAAACTTCATTTAATCCAAGATTGATAATAATTTCCGGAGTATACATTATTTGTTTTATTATTTATTATATAAACTTTGTAAAAAAAAAGAAAAGGAGAATGAAATCTCCTTTATCTAAACATTAAGAACATAGAATATGTTATTAACTAATCAAAATCTTTATATCAAAAAATTCTTATTATTGATATAAACCTCATTTGTTTATTTTTTTAGAAATTTCTTCACTGACAGAAGGATGAGTTTTAGTAACATCTTCTTTGTTTTCTTTTTTACCTTTTTTCCTTCTAATTTTAGGAACTGGAATGAACTTTCTTGGAGATTCTCCAATGTCTTCTTTTGATTTATTTAATTCATCATCAAAAGTTTTCTTTTTAATATCTTCCATAATTAATTATTTTATTATAAAAACTTTGCCTTTCAAATCATTATTAAATATTGGAGTCCAAACATAAATTAATTCTTTCTTAGCTCTGGTAATACATACATATTTAAGATTTTGTTCTTGCTCGTATTGCCAAGGTTGTGTTGCATATTTACTTGGTATAAGTTCCGGAGCTAAAAAGAATATGCGGTCATTTTCCAAACCTTTTGCTTTATGTATCGTACTTAACATTATCCCTTTTATATCATCTGAAAAAATATTATTGATTAATTTCTTCAATTCTGCTACAGTGTTTACTTGCTCACAAAGACATTCTATCACTTCCGTTTTTTGTTGCAATAATTCCATTTTAGGATGTAAACTTGGTCTTTTGAATCCTCTTTTTTCAAGTTTTCTCAAAAGTTTATTCTTTTCAAACTCAAGCATACTTTGTAAACCGCTTAATGTTTTTGTTCCTGTTTTATTTATCAAACTCAAAATACCTTCTCCAATTTCTTTTCCTCTGATTTTTGATTTAATTTTATTTTTCATTAACCAAAGATATGTTTGAACCAAAGGTTTCAAATTTCTACAAAGTATCCAATCTCCTTGTTCTATTTCTGTTAAACTACCGTCTTTAACAATTCCTTCAATAGCATTTGGAGCATATGATATTTCAGGTACAATTTTTTGAGCTTCTTTTACAATATTAATTGCACACCTATAAGATACACTCAAAGGCAATTTAATTGCTCGTCCATTAATGTTAGCAAGTCGGTCATAACTTTCTGCATCTGCTCCCGCAAATCCGTATATTGCTTGTCTTTTGTCTCCTACCGTTACCAATCTTCCTTTTCTATTTAAACACTTTTTTATGAATTCATGTTGAGCTAAAGAAAAATCTTGACTTTCATCACAAAAAACATAATCAAACTTCCGGAAACGAATTGAAAAATCAGTAACAGGAACATATATCATATCCATGAAATCAAATTGAGATTTATCTTTGATAGTATATTCAAAGGCTTTCATAACCATTTTGATATCATCTTCTTCGATATTTACATCATAATGATTAACAAGTTCTGTTATTGATTCAACATCATTATTACAAAGATTACATCTCATCAAATCTAATATCTTAGGAATAACATAAAAAAAATAACCTTTTTTCTTTTCAGGTATTTTGAATTCTTTTAAAACTTTTTCTGTTTTCGCTATACCTTTATTGGGATTCATTTTAACTTTTCCTCCATATCTCTGAAGAATTGAATGCCAACCACAAGAATGTATAGTCATTATATCAACATCTCTTTTTTCATTTTTATTTTTTAATTCATCAACAATTGAATTATTAAAAGCAAGGAACAGGGAACTTGAGTTATCTGGAATATATTTCAACAATTCTAATAACACAGTAGTTTTCCCTGAACCTGCAACAGCTGATATGTTAATGTCTTTATTTGTTAATTGAAATACTTTATAAATTATTTTTTGATTTTTTGAAGATTTCATTTCAGTTAAAATTTCTTATTGCTATCAGCAGCACTCCACTTATACCAAGTTGAACCCTTTGTAAATTCACAACGAATTACTATTCCATCTTCCATTACTTTATCAAACAAAGAAAAGAAATTAGTTCTGTTTACACATTGTGAAGCATTCTTAGTGATAAATTCTGTTATGTTTATACCTTCTACTGTATTAAAATCAATAGATTGAGCAGTATTAAAATATCCTTCTTGCCATTTATAAACATTAAAATACAAACTATTACCAGTAGGAGTTACAATTTGTAAAATTGTATATCCTTCCATAATAAGTTGTTCAATTGCTTTTTGAAAAATATTTTCTTCCATTACATCTCTCCTTTTTCTTTAAACATTATTAAAATTTCTTTTATTCTCTTCAAACTCTTTGAATATTGTCCATTCGTTATATCAGTATTTTCCTTTAAAAACTCTGATATTTTTTGTCCTAACATTCTTGACCTACAAATCCTCGTTTCTAATTCATTCAAACTTAAATGAATCATCAATAATTCTGTTGTATCTGGTTGACTATTATCATGAAAATTAGAATTAACAATAGTTAATGCTTCAGTTATTTCTATACCATTATTTCTTTGCATTTCTTTTTTATAACATCTAAAGAAATTTCTTGACAATGATTTATTATAGTAAAAATAAAAATTGTATTTTTTATTAATTATAAATTTATCCAAACATTTATTGAAAATCAAATAACAATCAGCAACCAACTCGTCTCGTTCAGGAAGCGTGTCTTTTCTGTAAACATTTTTTAACAAATTAAGATAATTGGAAATATTTTTTTTTACAATATCTTTCATCATTTTAAAAACTAAATTCTTATAAGCATCGACTCTTTTTTCGTCTTTTGAAAATCTTATTATAGCAATGCATTTATTAGCAAATTTCGCTTTATAATGATAGTCTTTTTTAAAAAACACGCTTTCTAAACTCATAAGATTCAATTTTTCCCTGCAGTTTTAAAATTCTTTATTGTCTCTTGTATTTGAAATTCTTTGAAAGGTTTTATTTTCTTTTCAAAGTGGTCGTGAGAACGTTTTTTAAGCATTTCTCTTTTATCTTGTTTTGAAGCTGATGAATATCTACCAATATCTATATTTTTTTCTGATAATGGTATATTTTCATTTATTTCTTCTCTAATTTTACCACAATTTGGACACGGAGCATTATTGCTAATAAATTGTCCATCTACTAATTTATATGTGTTAGAAAGATATTCATCTTCTATACCAAACTTAGGACATCCTAAATTTCTACAAATAAATTTACTCATATCTATTTATGTTTTTCAATTATTCTGGAATACTCAAGAATTAATAAGGCATCACTGATTGCTAAAGTTATTTTACCAACATATGGATAAAGTTGTTGAGCTTTAATTTTCAATTTATTCTTCCATTCAGTGGTAGATTTTTTACCTTTATTACCTAATTGTAAAGCCTTCTGCCACTTTTGAGGTGTAACCTCTACAGTAGGTATTTTTCTACATAAAAGAGCCATTTCCAAGTGTCCAAATCCTTTACCAAAGTTGAACATACTCGAACCACCCATGCCAGGAAGACCTCCTACTTTTTCCAAATAACATATAGTATTATTTTGATAAGTAGTAATGAATGACAAAAGGTCTTGAGGAGTATCAGGCATCTTTATAACTTCAATCACCCTGTTTTCTTTCAAAGAAAATATAGCAATTCCACCATTTTTTCCTGGGTCAATAGCCATTATTTTATCATCCTTGAAATATTTTATTCGTTCTTTGTTTTCCATTACCTTCAATTTTATAATTATAAAAATAACTTTGATTAGTTTTTTATATATCTACTGACATCCTTCTCTTTAACCACATACAGAGTGTTTTCATTGTTAAAAGACTCACTAACATTCTGCGTTATCACCAAAATAGTTATACCTATTTTTTCAAATATTTTGATAATATTTTCTTGACCCTTGCTATCCATTCCATGAAAGCATTCATCAAAGCAAAGAAGATTTAAACCTTTTCCGTTTGTTGAAAGATTTATCAAATGTTGAATACCAAGAATTCCAGCTAATGTAACACGTCCACGTTCTCCTCCTGACTTTGCTAAAAATTGTTCAGCTGTAACGCCATCGTTCAAAGCAAATATACTAATTTTTTCACGGACTTCACCTGATTTCAAAATAACAAAACCATTAATTAATACCGAAATATCAACATTAAACTTTCTCAAATAACTGTTTGTAATTCCTTCAATTATTTTAATTGATTTGTTTGCAAGATATGTCATGAATCCAGAACGTCCCATATTGAACCGCCAAAATTTAATTGATTCTATCTCTTCGGTAATTGGTAATAAATTTTCAGTTAATTTCTTTATACTATTATCACATTCATTTATGCGTTCGCTTAAACTGTTTAACAATTTATCATCTTTCTTTCTTTTCTTGATAGCTTTCTTTTCTTCATTCCATTTAACTATTCTTTCAAGAAAATCTGAACGGTCTTGAGTTTTATTCTTGATTTTACGTTCGTATCTTGATTTTTCTTCTTCAATGTCTCCAATCAATTCTTCTGCTGTTTCAGATTCCTTGATTTTTTTATTCAGATTTTTAAGTTCTGTTTCTTTTGACTCATACGTTTTAGTTTGTTTATTAATTTCAGATTCAGCTTCTTTTAACAAAGATTTTGTATCTTCAATAGATAAATTCAATTCTGATTCATGTATGAATTCATGATTACAATTTGGACAAACTATCGTATCCTCAAGTTCAGTTTTGAGTTTCCTTTCTATCTTTTTATTTTCAGAAAGTTTTGATTCAAGTCCTTCTATTTCTTCCTTGAGTTTCTTTCGGTCTTTTTTCAATTGAGTTGTATCTTCAACCGTTATTGATTTAATTTGATTTTGTTTTTCTTTTACAAACTTATTCCATTTTTTCAAATAATTATCAATTTCTTCAATATCTTTTTCAGTTTCACTTATCTTTTCAGATAATTCTTTTAACTCTTCTTCGGTATTATCATTAACAAGCACTTCTCGTCTTTGCTCATCAAGTAGTTCCTTCTTATCTGATAACTTACCTACCTTATTATCAATTTCTTTGTATTCAGCGTCCTTTTCTTTGTAACGTAAATCAAGTTCTTCAATAACAGGATTAATCATATCAGCAGAAGTAATACGGTTCATTATTTCTTTCTTTTCTCCGTCAGTTGCTGTAAAGAATGTGTAATGATTATCCTGACTTATTATGAAATATCTCAACAAATCATCACGATTTATACCAATGAGTTCAATAACTCTTTTATTTGCTTCATTTACTGAAACAACTTGTTTATTCAATTTATCATTTTCCCATATTTCAATTTTTACAGGTTTATTACCACGAAAGAATTGTCGACTGATTTTTAACTTCATTTTCAGAACAGGATTATAAAGATAAAATATAATATGACATTCTTCTTCATCTCGATTAATAAAGCTATCTTTCTTGATAGATCTCAAACTTTCATTTGTAAGAGCTATACATATTGCTTCGAATAAAGTCGTTTTCCCCGCACCATTGTTTTCCAGCCCCCTATCAGTTTCATTTTTACCAAAAATAACTGTACAAGCGTTATTCTTGAAATCATACACTGACTCCTTGTGAGCAAATAAATTATATATTTCAATTTTAATGGGATTCCACATTTTGCATTTGTTTTATTAAATTAAATCCATATTTGAATTTGTTTCCCCCTATTTTATTTTCAGAACAAAATTTCAAAAAGTCTTTTGTTATAATTTTCTTATCATATAAAAGTACACTATCTGACTCTGATATCTCAATTGCTTCTGTTGCTTCATTTGATTCAAATTTACAATCAATACCATATTTTCCTTGTATTTCACCAATATTTATTGTTTCACAATCAGTCTTTTTTCCTCTAAAGATAAAACGAATATGGTTATATTTTTCACCTTCATATTTTTCTAATAAATTTCTTAATGTTTCTTTATCATTAGCATCAATAATTTCTTTGATATACTTAGGAAATTTAGAAGGAACAAATTTAATTGAACCGTCGTCAAAAATAACAGTAAATCCTTTATCAATAATATTTTCTCCATAATTATTCTGATAAGCTGAACCTGTATAAATTACATTATCTGCTAACTTAGAAGCATTATGATAATGTCCAATTAAAACTTTAGTCCAACTTTTAAACATAGAAGGTTTTATTATGGAAGATACTTTTGAACCGTCGTTATTAACTACTCCATCAAATCCTGAATGAGTTATCAATATCAATGGAGTATCTAAATCAATATCTTGTTCTTGTAAATTATCGCTAATTTGTTCTTCAACTTTTTGATATTCTTCCAACCATTTTTCATCTTTAAAATAAGGAATAAAAGCAATAACACAACCATTAATTAACTTCCTACTACCAGAACGATAAAGATTAACACAAGGCTCTGAATAAACATCTAAATAACTCTTTTCATCATCACTATCTGTTTTATCATGATTTCCAGGAATAACATGTAATTCAATTTTTTCTTTTGTTAATTTTTGTAATATTTCTTTCCAATCGGTCAAACATTGTAACGGCTGTCCTGAACGATTAGTGAATACATCACCGCCGCAAAATATCCGTTTTGTTTTATATTCTTCACAAAGAACTACAAGTTGATTAAAAATATCTTTTACCAACTTACCGTTGTCTTTGTCTAAATGAATATCGTTCACAAGCACACCCAGTGCTTTTTTACTATTTTTTCGCTCTACCATATCTCCAACCTTTTTCTAAAAATTCGTCAGATTTTATAACTTTGGTTATCACGCCATTAGTTATGTAACGATTTCCTAAATTTGCATTTCTCAATTTTTGTTTTGTTTCTTTACCAACTTTCTTGCCTTTATGAGTTTCAGATATTTTCTTCAATCCTTTCTCGGAGTATTTTCTTTTTGTTTTGAGCATAGCTTCTTTAATATGCTGCTTATGTTCATCAGAAAGTTTTTTACCCTTTTTAGCAATAGAAAGTTTTTTCTTGTGCTCATCAGACAATTTGCCTGTATTTTTACCAATCATTGAAGATGATTTCTTTCTTCTCGTTTCTTCATCCTCTTTGATACCGTATCTTGGATTTTTGCTTCCAATCTTACTTTGTCTTATTTTCTCTCTGACTTCTGGTAAGGAAGTAAAATATGTATCGCAATTCATACCGTTAGTTGAACCACAAACTATATTATATCCAATCTTCGGGTCAGTTGAGTTATATTTCTTGGTGAATATGTACTCCCAAACATTTAATAATTTCTTACTTGGTATATAATCTTTCAATATTTCTCTTTTGAAATTTTCTCTACCGTATTTTTCTATTGCCTTTAATAATGTTGGGCCACTACCAATATACCAAGGGTCAAGAGTTTTCTCACTAAATATCTTGTGTTGACCTATGTAAATTTTACCAGTTATAAGACAAGTTGTTTTGTAAATAATTCCTCTCATACAACAATTCTTTTCTTGTCTTATAACTGGTTTACTAATATGCCAATTATGAATTTACACGAAACTCTATTTTCTTGTTTACATCATCCAAAGTAACTGAATGAATCGTAAGGTCTCCCAACATATGACCCCAAATTCCCCACTTACCATTTGAACTATCTCTGTTGTATGAATTCTTAACTAACTTTTCATTACCAGACATAGTTTCTTTCTCCTCTTTGTAAATTTGTCTATATTTATCACAAATTTGAAGAACCATAGCAAGTAAATTACGATTACTTGTTACTTTGAATTCGCACTTTTTCTTCAAAGGATAAGATATGATACAATCATATTTCTCACCTTCTTTAACCTTAGAAGCTATAAACATAGTTTCGACAAACTTTTTATCAAAAGTTTGGGCATGTATTTCTAATGTATTAAAACACCTTTTCATAAATTCACATTTTCCTTATAAACGCTGTTAATCCTCTTTCATATCAATTTTCTTCTATACCTTTTTCAAGTGATTCTTTCAAAGCAACTAAATCACTTTGCATAGATTTTTTAATTTTGTTATGCAATACATTTAACAACTTATTATGTTCCTGATAAAGTTTAAAGAACTCTCTCAAAGTGCTCCAACATAATTTACCGTTCATAAAACTAACTTTTCTTGCCCCCTCTTTTTTCAAAATTCCCATTTCAAGAGCATAATCAATATCTTCTTGTGAAAGAATTATACCATATCCAAGTAATATTCTTATATTAGTTTTTTTACGACTACCAAAATCATTTTTAACAACTCTTACCTCTGTGATTTGAGCTACTTCTACATCATCTATTTTTTCATTAGACCTTAAATTCATTGAAAGTCGCAAAGTAGGCATCAAGGAAACCCATTCACCTCCCGTACTTTTTCTTGTTGTAATACCCATGGTACTTTGTACGTATTGATGATTAAGAATTACAAAATGAATTGCATGAGTGTACATTTCTGACATAATTGACTTTGCGAATTTTTTAGCTTCTTTTGCAAAAGCCATCATTTTTTCATTCTTAAATTCTATGCCTTCAACTTCAGCACCTTTCTTAAGCTGCTGTTCCATACGCTTAGTATTTTCCTCCATAGTATCAAGTTCTGATTTAGAAAGAGTTGCTCCAAGGCTATCCCACATGAAAAAGAATTTTGGCTTCATCTTCATTTCTTTCATTATCTCATCAGCGTCCATTATCAATTTCTTTACTTGCATGAACATAGCCTCAACATATTTTATTTTAACAATGATAATCCTATTTACAGGCAAACCTAATTGCAAAGCATAATCTTTGTTGTCTCTATTTTCACTGGAAAGAATAACAGCAATACCATCATCAGGATTTTCCTTTAAAAAGTATTTCATGGACATTAATCCCAACGTTGTTTTACCACTTCGACTTTTACCCGCTATCTCTATTATACCAGTAGGCAATCCAAAAATATGAAGATTATAATCAAGTGAAGGACTACCTGTATGAGCCCAACTTTTTACATCTTTGAATCCGTCTTTATCAGAAAATCTTATCACGTCTTCACTATTGAATTTTTTCACTATTTTATCAATAATATTTTTATTCATAATTTTGATTTTTATAAAATAAGCCAGCGATATGTTTCAACCGTTGGCTTAAATTAATTAAACAATAAGCAGATAAATTTATTTTCCGGCAAGTTTTTTTCTAATATCACTCAAAGAAATTTTTGCTTTAGGTTTTTCTTCCTCTTCCTCATCATCTTCTTCTTCTTCGTCATCATCTGATTTAGCTTTACGAATAACTTCACGGATATCATCATCAGACATAGATTTCTTGACCCTAATTTCAAGTTTGTTGTCTCGTATATATTTTTTCAATCCACTTCTATCAAGGTCATCCAATGTATCCTCTTCTTCATCGTCCTCTTCGTCATCCTCTTCTTCATCGTCCTCTTCGTCATCCTCATCGTCAGATACTTTCTTAGCAGAAACTTTTGAAGTTTTCTTAACAGGTTTTTCTTCCTCTTCTTCTTCGTCTTCCTCGTCTTCCTCGTCTTCGTCAGATACTTTCTTAGAAGAAACTTTTTTAGAAATCTTTTTCTTTGAAGGTTTTTCTTCTTCAGATTCAACGTCATATTGAGCTTTAATTTCTTCAACATGTTCCAACCAATCTTCGTCTTCAAACAATCCAATTTCATGTTCTTCATCAAAATTCTGTAACCCTTCAAGAGCTTTTTCAAAATCTCTCATACCGTACTTTGAAATGACTTCAATAAGCGGTTTCAAAGACATAAAGTATTCAATTTCTTCATCAGTAAGCGGACGAGCATTTGCTTTCTTAGGAAAAGAAACATCATAATAATTTTCACCCTTTTTCTTGTTAGGATTCCTCATATATTTAACCATAACAGGCAATCCTTCATCAACATCAGTAAATGGGTCAACTTCAATAACATCGTCTTCGTCTTCAGAAAATGCTAATTTATTAAGTAAATCACGAACCATCTTTTTAAATTCCCAAACTTTAGGATGAAGCGGTGTATCAGCAGTTACTCTATCCGCATAACATACCCAAGAATATTGAGGATTTAAAGAATTTGATGTCATGCCAGTACCTGAAATTGCTTCAAGTTTATCTGCATCTTTTGACCATTTCTTTTTAGCAAATTTTGCATATTCTTCAACCAAATCCCATTTAGTTCCACCGTGAAGTTTTGAATCAAGAACAGTAGTGCGTCTTAGGTCTCCATTATTACCAGCTACTGTAAGCCAATAACATTTCTTTGGGACATAAAAAGCTTCACCTCCTGGATGAACAGGAAAAATACGAATTTTAAAAGTTTTTCCGTCTTCAAGATTTAGATATTCATTGCTATAAGCTCCAATGTTTTCATTATCTTCATCTATGCGCTTTTTCAATTTTTTAATAGGAGTCGCTTTCAACTGCGAGCGAAAATCTCCAGATGTTCTTTTTTTTACCATAATTTTTTTAAAATTTACCATTTTTATTATTCAATTACTTTTTTCGTTCTTTTTATTAAAACGTTGTTAACTCTACCTTCTATAACACTATCCGACAATTCACTGGATTGTATAGACAAAGAAAGTTTGTTTAGCTTTTCAGATTTATCTTTTGCTGACCAAAATATTGAATTAATATAATCTCTATTCTTTTGAACTTCAATCATTTTCCTTCTCAACGCTTGATATGCTTTATTACTAACAACTGCATTATTGAGATTTTCAACAGTTGGATTTCTACCTCCATTTTGTGCTGCTAATTCAATTCTTAATTTTTCTTTTGTTTTTGCTTCAAAAATTTCCAAATTAAGTTTAGCTTCAGAAACTTGAGATTCAGCTTCAGCAAGAAGATTTCCAAATCTATTAACAATTACTGGGAATGTAATCAATTCTCCTATTAAATTTGAATAATCAATTTTTAACAAAGAATCGACTTCCATATCTTCATCAAAATTATCAAATAATAATTTGTATGATTTATCTTTGACTTGAATTAATTTCTTTTCCATCATTTAAAACTTTTTGTTCATTTTCACTATTTAAAATATGAATTCCTATCACGCCATAACCAATAATATCTTCCAAAGTATCTAATACGCTTTCAAAATTCGGCTTATTATTTTCCATAATATTAACAGGTTTTCTTAATCTTTTTTCAATTAAAGTCCTAAATCTGTGCGCCTTATCCCAAATATGTACCATATTGCCATTTAATCCTAAATCAAAAGATGCACCGCCATAATCAGCATTCTTTTTTATTAAAGTTTCAATCACTTTATCTAAAACTTTTTGAATACTTTCTTTGTTCATTTCTATTTCCACCATAATTATTTTATTAAATTATTTATTAATTTTTTTAAATCAAAATTTATTCCAAACCTATCTTTTAAAATTTCTTCACATTCAATCCTTTTTGATTTTATATGATTCAAACAATATACTTTTTCTGATTCAAATACTTTCACTCCCATGATTTCATTTCTTATTATAAAAGTATACATTCCAAGCCAATCACATAATTTACAAAAAGTTTTAACGTCTTTGTCCTTAAATTTATCAAACAAAAATTTCAAATTAATTGTTTCTAATTGATGTTCGACAAATTCTGTAAGACTTTCACGAATATCTGAACCATTGAAATAATTATACTTAACAACATGACTTATATCTCTTCCTAAAATTGATTCATCGAAATCATGCAATATAGAATATTCAACACATTTGAGTTTGAATTCATAAAATTCAGGTGGAAAATCAGTAATGTTTTCCAAAAGGAAAACGCATATTGCAGATACTTTAAATGAATGCTGGGAAACACTTTCTTTTATAACACTATCTCTTTCTTCCCATTGTTTAATATTATCAAGCGTAACAATTCTATTTACAAATTCTTTCATAACAATTTTATTTACAATTTACTATTTTTTTTTAACTTTGTTTATTTTTGTTTTATAATCAGATATTACATATAACTTTGTTTTATCATTACTCATTAATTTCTTTTCTTTTTTAAATCTATCATTTTCTACAGTTCCATTAATAGCTACAATACAACCTTTCAAATTAGCAATATCTTCGCCTATTTTCTCAAAAGTGTTGGGCCACATAAGAATAGGAATTATGGTATTATTACAATCTATATTTAAGATACACATAATTCCATTCTTAATTTCTTTCTCTTTGTAATATATTAATTTACCTGCCACAGTCACTTCAGTTTTTTCTTTAGTAGTTAAAAATTCATCATCATTAACATAAATTTTAGCAATTCTTTTATTTGGTATAGCATCACATATCATACCTTTATAATCAACTTCACCAAATCCAGTAAGACGTTTCTGCTCTAAAATCCAAAAAGCATTAGTTTTAGCATCTTCGACATTATATTCTTCAGGCATTGAATCTCCCCTTACTTCAAGATACTTTGATAAAAGTTTTCTTCTTTCTCTTGGATTTTTAATATCTTCAAGAAGGTCAAACGCTCCAGCAATAATAAGATGTTTTACAACAGTTTTATTAACCTTCGAAGGCACTCGGCTTAAGAATTCTTCTAACGAATAAAATTGACCACCTGAATTCCTTGTATTCATAATATTTTGAACTGCTACTTCTCCCACTCCTTTAATTTTAGTAAGACTGAAGAATATACGTTGTTCTTTTGAATCACAAGTAAAATTTATATCAGAGAAATTAACATCTGGCGGACGTATTTCAATTTCAATTCCAGTTTTCTTTAATTCAGCAAGTTTATATGGTACTCCAGCTTCTTTAGAAAATTGTAATGCAGTTGTCCAAAATTCCAATGGATAATTTACTTTGAACCATTGACTCCAATATGACATAATTGAATATGCTGCAGCGTGACTCTTATTAAAACCATATCCAGAAAATGCAAGTAATTTATTCCAAACTTTATCAGCATATTCTTTAGGTTTTTTAATATTATTTTTTTCAAGTAATTTTATATATCCTGTTTTAAATTTTTCTCCAAATGAACTTAGTGTTTTTATATCCTTCTTTTTAATAGTTGTTCTAAGAACATCTGATTCAACTTCAGTTAAACCTCCAACAATAACAGCTTTCATAATCTGTTCCTGATATACATATAAAGAAAATGTTTCTTTTGTTATTTCTTCCATACCAAAATCATATGAAGGTTTTTTCTTCCCGTTCTTAATATCAGCAAAATCTCTATGAGCATACACTCCCATTGGACCAGGACGAAATAAAGCAGTCATTGCTATAAGGTCTTCAAGATTATCTGGTTTAACTTGTCTACAATAATTCATCAAACCAGTTGTACCAAACTGAAATACATCTTCATTCCAACCTCTTTTAAAATATTTAAAGGTTTCATCGTCATCAAGAGGAATTTTATTAACATTAATTTTTTTACTACAATTTTTTTTTATCAAAGTGAGAATACTCTTAAACTTATCAAGCTGAGATAATCCAAGAATATCTTCTTTTAGAAATCCTGATTTATCAATATATTTACCTTCCCATTCTGAAACTAATACACCATCAATATTTTTGATTGGCAGCAATTCCCATAAATCAATTTTCCTTCCATCAATTGAAAATTTAGGGACTATAACAACAGCTGAAGGATGTACTGATTCTGCCTTTGGAATTAATAAAGCATATTTACAAAGATGAACAATATCCGGATAATCTTGAACAAATTTGAATAATGTCTTAGATTTTGTAGCATATTGTATCAAATCTCCCCAAGTATATTCAATTTGGTCATCAATGTCTTTTGTTAATTTATTAGTATAATCAAAAGATAACCCCTTTTCTTTTCCAAAATCTTTTATACAAGTTTTCAATTTCATTCTTGTATATGTTCCAATAGAACAAGTGTAATTATATCCATATTTTTCCTTGATATAATTTTTCACTTTATCCCTATATTCTGTGGGGAAATCAATGTCTATGTCCGGCATCATATCGCCACGATATATCTTCTTTTCTACTATTTTTGATATTTTCATATTAATTTCTACTTTTCATTCCGTATCTAAATCCAGAAGGTAATATATCTCCTTTATTTATAACAGTATTTACAATATCATTAGTTATTCTAACCTTGCCTGTCATAGAATTAACATAATCTATATTTTTTGTTTTATTTTTAATCTTTTTACTTAATTGTTTCTTCTTTTCTTCTGTCCATTTATTACCATAATTAGCATTAAGATTACCAATAAATCTTCCTTTCATCTTTTCAGATTGTTTCTTTTTTTGTTCGTCATTCCAATAATTTTTATAATTAGGATTTTTATCACCTGAATATCGTCCTTTCAATGTTTTAGATATTTTATCTTTATAATCTGTTTCTTTTAATGTTTTTAATCTTTTAAGTTCTATATTTTTTCTTATTTCAGGATGTAATTTATTAAATCTTTTTACTGATTCTCCACATTTTTTTGCTATATTTGGGTCTTTCATAGGACTTCCTGAACCGAACTTATTAGCAGTACCCCATAAAACGTTACAACCTCCTAATTTATAAGAATAATGAGCTTTTTCTTGTTTGATATAATATTCTTCCATCTTATCAAGACATTTTTGAGAACAAGGTCTTTGATATAAAATTTCACGTCTTATAAACTTTTTCCAATGCTTAGGATAATCTTGTTTCAACTTATTTATAAAATTTGTCCAAATGCTACCGCTACCAGGATATAAATCAAAATCTTCTAAACAAAAGTGTTGCCCTACATAAAAAGGTTTATGTCCATTAAATTTATATTTTGTTATGATTGTAAATTTGTAAATTATACCTATTTGTTTCATGACATTGTTTTTAATTTATCAACATCTATATCTATACTTGATAAATCTAAATCAACGTTAATATCTATTTCTTCCCCATTTGTTAAAGGTAATTTCTTGCCTTTAGGAATAGTAATTTTTTCTCCATTTTCTAATTCTAATTCAAAAACAATTGGAGGTGTAACACGAGTTTCATTTAAAAAACGTGAAAACATTAATCCATATTTTAATGGATCAACATCAGTAATATGTAGACAATAAGCAACCAAACTACCACAAACTGAACCACGACCTGGTCCTGTATTTATATCTCTTTCTCTACACCAATTAATAATATCCCACAGAATCATAAAATAATCAATCAAACCGTTTGGAACAATAACTTCGCATTCTGTTTCTATTTGCTTTAAATAAATTTCAAGCTTATCTGGTTTAAGATGTCCAAATCTTTCATTAACACCTTTTTCTAATTCTTTGAAAAATAATTCTTCAACATTATCAACTTCAAAACGAGGTAATTTTCTTTCTCCTGTATTAATCCTAAAATTAATATCATCAACTAATTTAGAAGCATTCAATATACCAGACGTTATAGCTTCAAACAAAGGTTCTGTATTTTCAATCCATTCTGAATAAGCATTAATGGTATCACCAGCACTCTTAAAATATTGTTCTCCTGATTCAGGTGATACCCTATTATTGATTTTATTCAATAAAGTTTTGAGTTCACTTTCTTCTTTATCAAGATAATATGAATCATTTATCAAAATAGGTTCTAACATTTTACGATAATTACACAAATAAGTATCTATGTTTTCAAGATGTTTCTTAAACAATTGCTGAGAAATGAATTCAACTGTATCAATCTGATAAAATACTTTATCAAAACTTTTTTTGTATTTAGATATTAATTTTATTACTTCTTTTCTATTATCCTTAATATAATTTATTTCACTTTCCTTAGGCACTACGCAACATAATCCCTCTCCGAGCGTATAAAGTAAGGCATCTGGAATAAACCCTTTGTAATCAACATTTATAGCTTTATTCACAAGAAGTAAATTTTTCCATCCTTGATAATTGAGAATGTACAATTTTAATTCAAATATTTCTTGATTTTGTTTTTCTTCTGAATATTCCTTAGCAACAACTATGGTTTCTCCAATAACTGATTTCATTCCCTTTTTTTCACAAAAGGTTTGAAAAGAAAGAGTACCAGCCATGGTATTTTTATCACAAATTCCAAGTGCTTTACAACCAAGAAAAGAACCTTTTGTAACCCATAATTCAGGAGAACCGGAACCATTCATCATTTCATATTCTGTGTGAACTCCTAAATGAACAAAATCCATTATAAACGGTTCACTTGTTTTACCAAGATATTTGAAATCATTAAATTCTGGTTTATATATGATTTCATTGTACTTATTCTTATCTTGTTTTAATCCCGAATAATAAAATTTAGTTCCAAATTCAAATAAAATGAAATTAACTTTTTTTTCATCTAATATATCAAATTCTTCATCTGAAAGAATAAATGAAAAATCCTCATCAATTATTTTACCTTCAAATGAATGCAAGTACAAAAAATCACCAATCTCTTTTATTGAAATAATATCAGAATCGTTTAATTTTGACTCTGATATTATTAACTTATTTTCTTCTACCCATTTTGCTAAAGTATCCGTCATATTTTAAAGTTTACCTAAAAATTCATGATTTATTTTAACAGATAACCTTGAAAAAAAGAAATTCTTAGCAAGCATTGAAATATCCCAATTGTAATCTGACGCACCATAACCTTCGTCAATTTTCATTTTAGCTTCTAATATTTCTATTTCAGAAATAGCACAATGTCTTGCTACATCTTTTTCAATGTCAGTTACTAAATTAATCATTTTAATCTTGTAATTCAAATAAATTTTCAATAGCTGATAAACGTTAAACAAATACTTAGAAAAGTTTGCTAATTGATTAATTTCATCTTGTATCTCACTTTCTCCCTTTGATATTTTAATAAGATTATCAATTATAATCTGAAGATTATATTCAATCTCTCTAAAACAATTTACAGGTATTTCATGGCTGAAGTTGAAATCTATGCGTTTTTCTTTAGCATTGCAATCTTCGTACATATTTCCTACAACTTTTTCACTTTTACCTTTAATCCATAAATCACTCATATTCTTAGCAATCTTATTCCATTTATAAATATGAAGGCTTTGAGAATTATGAGTTTGCGTACCAAGCTCAATTCTTAAAGCTCCGGCAATAAGTTCAGTGAGAAAACTGAATTGAAATATATTTGTTGGCAACCCCCAATGTAAATCATTACTTCTATTTTGGACAGTTGTAATTAATTTTCCCTTCCTTATTTTGAACATTATTATATCATTACAAGGAATGTCTTTGGTTTTATATCCCAAATCAAAATTAGGATTCCAAATAGCCATAACCACTTGTCTTGAGTTAGAATTTTCTGAAAATAATTTAATAACATCAATGACTTGGTCGTAACCTTTTGAAGCGTTTAAATTATCATCAACAAATGAATCTTCAGTTCTAATTCCCCAATGACGCAAACGATAACCATAAGGAGCGTGAAACGTTTTACCATCATCAGAAAAATCTGCCATCTTCTTGTTGAATAAAGTTAAAAAAGATACATCCTTTTTCCCTAAAGCAATCCACATTGCTTCTGCTAAAAGAAAGAAAATATTTATATTCCTTTCATAACCACCAACACATCTACGATATGGATTAGTCAATTGTGTTTTTAAATCAAAAATTTCTTTTACTTCACCATCTCTACTTGATTCATAAGGTCTTTGAGTATATATATAATAATTAATCAAAGGATACATCCCTGAAAAACTTTCTGTTTTAACTACTCCAAGCTCAGGCGCAAAAACATTATTAATGTCAATTTTTTCTCTGTTCATAATTTTCAACTTTATTTATTATTTTACTTTTAATCTTATTAAATAACCTAAATAAATAAACTTTGTATAATAAAAAAAAGGAGAATATTTTCATATCCTCCCTTTTTAGATTACAAATAAAATTTACTTCTTTTTATTTTTAGAAGTTTTATTTGCTTTAAAAGTTTTCTTTGTTTTAGAAGTTTTTCTTGACAGGTTTTTCTTCCTCTTCCTCATCTTCTTCCTCATCGTCTTCCTCTTCTTCCTCGTCTGGTTCTGGTTCTTTGACTACTTTTTTAAAAGTTTTCTTTGAAGATTTTTTGTCTAAATTTTCTTCCATCTTCTTTCGGTTTTCACCTAATTTTTTGTCAATCTTTTGAACGGTGGCAGTAATATATTCCATTAAACCAGAGATGATTTCAACTGCTTCAGAAAGTGTAATTCCTTTAATAAAAGGAGCACCACTCCAACAAATTTTATATTCAATATCAGCTTTATCAAGAATATCAGTAGACTTAGTGAAAGTTAAAAGATAAAGATTACATTTGATTGAACCATCATTTTGAGCAGAACAATTTTCAATAAGAACCATTGAACGCTGAGAATTCTTACCTTTATGTTTGATTGTAACTCCAGCACTTGCTACCCAAGAATATACATATTCACTTTCAGGAAATAAGTCTTTCAAAGGCTCAAATGCTTTTCTATCTTCTTCATTATTTTTTGGGTCAAGTTTTGTACCACGTTTTCCGGCAGGTTTTTTAGCTTTCTTTTCAACCTTAATTTCCTTTTTTACTTCTTTTACCTCAGGAACAGGTTTTTCATCTTCTTCATCATCTTCTTCGTCATCCTCTTTTGTAGCATCAACAATAGCCTTGCGAATATCATCATCAGACATAGATTTCTTTACTTTAATTCCAAGACCATTTTCCTTATTAAATTTCTTAAGGGCAGTTCTGTCCATAGAATTAAGGTCAAGACCTTCTTCTTCATCATCCTCTTCTTCATCTTCCTCATCTGGTTCTTCAACCTTTTTAGAAGATTTTGCTGATTTTTTAACAGGCTGTTCTTCTTCTTTAGTTACTTCTTCAGAAAGTTCATCTGCTTCATCTTCTTCTGAAGGATTTTTTTCACTTTCATCTTCTACAAAAGATTCAGCAATTTCAACCAAAGTCTCAATGTCTTCATCCTCCATACCGTCAATTCCATTACTGGTAAGAATTTTAAGAAGTTCTTTACGTGCTTCTTCTTCAGTTTTAACATTAATTCCTAATGTTTTTACTCTTTTTGCAGTTGCTGCATTCAATTTAGTTGCCATTTTTATTACGATTTAAAATTTGTTTATATTACTATTATTAAAAACTTTTTGTTAATCTTCATCCATGTTATAACTTGAATAAACTTTGCGTTGCTGAAGTAACTCATTGCCGTATTTTTTTATGAGATAACTTTTTTGCATTTCTATTATATCTGTTACGGTGAACGGCTCGTCTCCATTATCAATCACTTGTTTTTTAATTTTTTTCTCTTCGTTGTTAAAATAAACTTTGTTAAGAATTTTTGTATTATAACCCCGCAAGAAAAGACTAAAAACAGCTCTTTCTTTTCCAACCAATCCTTCTAAAAGGTCAACACTATTAACAATAAATTTATTTTTTTCTGAAGAAATTTTAGTATCATCTTCTATTCCATAATCATAGTTTATGTCATCAATTCTTGTTTTATGATTTTCTCTACTGATATATTTTATAAAATCTCTTGTTTTATTAGAGCAAGCAGCTGCAAGATAAAAACGAATTGGCACAGGTTTTGAAGCTTCATTTCTGCGATACTTAGCCCATCTTCTACCATAAGATTTAATAGATGTGAATATTTTTATTTTGAATTCTTGTACTAAATCTTCAAATTCAAAAGATAACTCTTCATATGAAAATATTTTACTGGCGTATTTATTACCAAGATATTCATATCTGTGATAGAGTTTTTCTGACATTTTAATATCCTTTTCCATTTTGATTTACAATTTTAATTTACAATTTGGATTACAATTACGATACGAAGTTAATACTTTTTTTACAAACGGCAAAATATTTTCCAAAAAATTATTGGGTTTTCCAAAAAATTTAACCTTTATTAATAAATAAACTTGGATAACCCAATAAATAATTGTATAATCTCAATATAAAATCATAATATTCTACAAACTTCATTTTTATTAGCAATTTCATATTCTTGTAACCTTGTAGAATAAAGTGTCAAAGTTTTGTCCTTATTGATTTGATCTAAAATCCAAATATCTCCCCTAAATGAAAAATCGTTACCAACAGCATAATAATTTTCCAAATCTATTTTATTCATTTCAAATTTAGGCTTTCCAAGTCTATCAAATAATTCATTTTTTAATTCTTCCATCTTAGAAGAATTATTCAATATACTATCTAAACGATTTCTATTTGCTATATCATTTATTTTTTCAGTCTTGTAATTCATTACTTTCTGATAATACGATTTATCATTCGGACTGAAATAAATTTTTTTTCTAAATTCAGCAATCAAATACTCTTTTTGTATTGCAAGAAAATATTCTGCTACTGAAAGATTTCTTGTTTTTGTTGTCATATCAATTATTTTTTTAATTTACCAATTACATCTGTGTTAAAATCTCTCGGCTTTTGTAAATTTGTAAAAACTTCCAATGCTTCTTCTTTACTACATTCATCAATGTCTTTCTTTGTTGTATAAACTATACTTGTCATGAAGTAGTTTTCAAGTTCCAAACCGTATCTTTTAATATCCTTTATAGCATCAAAATCATATAATAATATAACATTTGTAACTCCTTTCAATCTTAATTTCTTACTTTGTTCAGATGATATTTTTTTACCAAATGTACACACGCATTTAATTTCTTCAGTGTCCCAAAGTCTTAACGTTTTATCAACAGCAATTTTATCAAAAATTCCTTCAACCAAAACAACAGTTAAAGTATTTTCTGTTATTTCATCATAACCAAATAACAGTTCCGAAAATTCAGTTCCTGGACTATTTTTATATCTCAATTGATCAGTAGGAACTTTTTTAGCACCGTATCTTCCAACAAATCCTTTTATTTTACCATTATCATATATTGGAATTAAAACATAATTTTCATATTTTCTAAACAAATTTGTATGACCTATATTATAACGTTTACAATTATCAGGTGTTATACCACGATTTTTTAGATATTTCGTGCTTGCTAATGAAACTTTCCACCCTGCCGGCATACTTACTAATGGAAGTTCTTTCAACGTCACCTCATCGTTCTTTAACTCTTCTTCTAACATACCACGAAGGCTTTGAATAGTATCTCTATTTTCAATAGTTGCTCCACCAAGTAAATATGTTTTATCAAGCTGTTTTAAAAGTTTGTAAATACTTCCGTGAGAACCACATTTTTTACAATCAAATAATTGAGTTTCTTTTGATATATAAAAATGTTGTTCTTTACCGCAGAAAGGACAATCACATATGTATTGACCCCTACGATTGAGTTTAGGATTTATCAATAAATCTCTCAAATCTATATCAGAAATTGTTCTTGTCTTTATTTTTCTCATATCTAATATATCCCTTTATCCAACCTTTTGGAATTTCTGAGTTTATATCATTTCTTTTGTTAATCTTACCATTATTTATCCAAAAGAACTTTGAACCATACATTGGATTGTTTTTACCAATGAACTTTTTCCTTATCCCTTCTTTTTCTTCTGCTGTTAAGTTAGCAAATGGGTCTTTGCCTTTTCTTATATCGCTCCAATGTTTCTTAGTATCTTTTGAATGTTTTTTACCTTTCATTGGATGATTTTCTCTAAACATTTTAATCATTTGTCTCCTTTTGCTTTCGCTCCATTTCTTTTGAAAGTTAGGATTACCCGCTCCAGTCAACTTCCTTCTTATCTTTTCACGCACTTCAGGAAGTTTTGCTGGATTGCCCTGATTATTAACGTCTCCGCGAACTATATTGTATCCAATCTTCGGGTCAGTTGATTTATACTTAACAATATAAACATGTTCCCAAATATTCATTTCGTGATGAGTTTCGCATAGCTTCAATATTTTACGTTTGAAATTGCTTCGCCTGTATTTCTTGACTGCTTTAAGGAAAATAACTCCACTGCCCAAATAAGTAGCATTGAATCTTTTATTTGCATTAAACTCGTGTTGTCCAATATATATCTTTCCATTTACTAAACAAGTTGTTTTGTAGATAAATCCAATTGGTTTCATGATTTTTAAATTTTTCTACTTAATAACTGCGGTGAAACTTCAACCGCTATTCTGTGTCATTCATTATCATATTCCATATTTAATTCCATGGTTCTTTTTCTATCGTAAAATCTGGCGTGGGAGAAATTATTTGCTATTAAAATAGGACTACCATTTTTATAATCACGTAACTTGTCTGTATGTAATCTCATCACTTCCTCTTTTGCTTCGTCTCTTGTCTGATTTATAGTGATGAAAATATCCACGGGTCTTAGTTTTCCTTTATCTTCACTGAGTTGAGCACGTGTTATAACAAATTCTGGGTCATTCTTTTCCTCTTCTGGAATATTACTACTTTGAGTTGCGGTATGTACGACAGCATTAAATTCCATTGCTAACATTTTCATACCTTTAGCAAGTTTTGCTTGACGAAAACGTTCTTCTCCTGGCGTGTAATTATGTCCATCACCTACTTCTAATAATTCCAAATAGTCTATAATAATAACATCAATTTTACCATATAATTTTTCCATTTCTTTGACTTCTTTTCGAATGTCAACAAGAGTCTTAGCATTAAAACTTTCTTCTGAAGAAACAATAATATCAGATTTTCGAAGTTTCTTTATAATACGCTTTGAAACAGCCATTTTCTTAGCAGGTATATTACCAAGTTTCACATCTTGATAAAGAGTTCCAGTCCAAGCAGCATCATAACGATTTAAACATTGTTCCTTAGTACCTTCTAATTGAAAGTGAGCGACTCTAAATCCCTGTCTTGCGGCAGCAACCCCAATATGAACCAAAACTTGACTCTTACCAGCTCCAGAATCTCCTAACCATAAAACACATTCTCCTGTTTCAGGACCACCATTTTCTCCTCCTAAACGATAATCAATTTCATCAATAACAGTAGGTATTTTGTATCTATATTTCCAATCTTCACTTCTTCGTTTTGCTTGTCTTTCAGCAAAGTCAGAAAATACAGTTTCAAATTTAGCATTTTTAATTGAAAATTTACTAAAATCTTCAGCATATTTCACAAATAAATCCCAAGCTTTATCTTTTTCACCTCTATTATATACATCAGCAATAAGGTCATTGGCTTCAAGAAACTTCATCTTTTTGATAAAAGTCTCAAAGGAATCTATTATTAATTCATAACCTCCTTTTTCATCAATTTCAATATCTGAAATTTCTTCTAATTTGTCAAGAACTTTTTCATCGTCAGAAAATTGTTGTTGAATCTGACCTAAAGATGGAACTTTGCCAGTTTGGTCATACCGTTTTGTAGCCCACTGCCACAATTTCTTTTCAGAATCAATTTGTAAGTAAGAAAATTTTAAATATTGTTTTGTTATTTCAAATACAGTTCTTCTTTCAAAAGCTGCTGCAAATAACTCAATTACAAAATTACTTGTTAAACTATTATCTTTCGTCATATCCTCGTTTTATATATATTTTTGGATACTCCTGTTTCAAGAGTATTTTACATTCTTTTTTAAACAAACAAGTTGCACATTTAGAACTTTTATGAAAATATAACGTTGTATTAGCAATACACCATAAGAATCCTCTTTTAGTATTATGATAATCTTCCTTGAATTTTTCTTCAACTGGACGAATACTCGTTACTATTTTACCAATTTCAGTTTTCTTTTTTACTATATTTATTTGATGATTTTGTTTTAATCCAATTCTTGTTATATATACATTAGTGGCAATATCATATTTTTTCCAACGTATAATAGCAGACTTTCCAAAAATCCAACTGAAACGTATTTGTCTTGAATAATCTTTTTCACTTCCATCATTAAACCAACTTTGTACCCCATACTGTAAAAATTTTCTAACAAATTCTTCTCCTATACTATCTGAAAATGTATTCATGAAATTATTCCAACAAGCTGTATCTGAATTATTACATTTGTAATTTACTTTTCTTTTGGTTACTTGTTCTAATAATTTTATGAATGTATCTACGGCATATCTGAAAAGTCTTTGTCTCTTTCGATTATTTTTTACCATAATTCCAACCATTTGGTAATTCTTCAAAATTATTTATGTATTTATTATTAATTCCATTATTTATACAAACTTTGCCCTTATTTCCTGGTGATTTTCCTATAAAAAAATTAGATAATCTTTTCTTTGTTTCTTCGGTGTGATGCTTTCCCTTGAACGGAGGATTCAAAGATACATATTTTTTTATATTTTCACGATGATTTTCGCTCAATTTTCTACCTATTAATTTTTCTGATAAATTATTTCTAAAATCTTCAGACATATGTATCCCTTTATTCCAAGGAATTTTGCCTTTATGAGAATCAGATATTTTTTTTCTTGTTTTCATTGATGATTTCTTCCCCCTATTCCAAGGAATTTTGCCTTTATTCTTTTCAGAAACTTTATTACTAACTTCTTTATTTTTCATTGGATTTTTATCTCCAATTTTTGATAAACCAATTTTCTTTTTAGTCTCACAACTTAATTTCTTATTTTTACCACTTTCAGACATTTTCTTTTTAGTCTCATCAGAAAGTTTTTTGCCTAAATTTATATCTCTTAATTTTTTTTTAGTAGATTCATCTAAACGTGAACCATTTCCTCCCCAAGCTATGTTACAACCGCCTACCTCGTAAGAGTAATGAGATTTTGTTTTCTTTATATAGTATTCTTCAAGAATATCTAAACCCTTTTGATTTACTAATTCAGAAGCATACAAAATCTCCCGTTTGATAAGTTTACGCCAGCATGTTGGATAATCTTGCTTCAAACGATTTATAAAATCAGTCCAAATCTTTCCACTACCTTCATAATTAGAAACACTGGAAGATAAGAAGTGTTTTAACCCTCTTTTCTCCCAGTGTTGTCCTACATAGAATGGTTTATGACCGTCAAACTTATATTTTGCTATGATAGTGAATTTGTATATTATTCCATCCATTTTTTAATCCATTTTTTCAAAGTTTCTGACCAGTCTTCACAAGAAACATCTAATATACCAACTTTCTTTTCTCCTATTCTATCAACATAATTATTTAACCTTGTTTCAGAATGTTTTGAAAAATAAGCATCATATAAATCAAAAAAATCTATAATTACACTTTTTTTCTTATTATCAGTTACCCCCAATACTCTACCGCAGCGTTGTATTATATTCGCTTCTTCCAATCCGCCATCTACATTCAGTAATACTTGCGCAGCAGGAAGAGTCACGCCTTTCTTAAATATATCAGATGCTAATAAAAAACCGCCTTCACCTTCTAAAAATTCTGCCTTTGCTCGCTCACGCTCATCACTTCCATCAATGCCGCTGATAAAAGGTATTCCCGAAAGTATTTCAACGTTGCGTCCATGCTCTACGCTTTGGAAAAGCACAAGCGTTTTTAATCTTAGCTCACGAAGTATTTCTATCACTGAAAGTAGTATCTTATTTCTCAAATCGTTTTCAAAAATCAATTCTTTTCTGAATCCGTTATAATCTTCCACTTCTACGTCATACTCAATATCATTATGGTCAATTA